TAATTCCAATCATTAATATAGAACCAAACAGAGTAGGTGAAATTGCTAGAGTTCATATTATTTGCACCCGAACTACTTGGATTAATCATTGTCATGACATTACCAGCCGTTATTTGTGCGTTCAACATATCTCGCTCTTTTGTAATATAACTAAAAATAATATACAATAAAACTAGTATTACAAGTATCCATAAAATTGACTGCCACTCCATATATAATATATATCTTCATAAAAAAATATTTATTATAAAATTATACATTTATCCAAATTACCCAAATATATTCTATTGGACGTTTTTACTGATAAGGTCTGCGTTTGATTTTGCAAACGAAAGTGTTGGTGGTGTTTTATCTTTTACAGAATTATACAACGCTAATATACTATTTGAATCTAATGTATTATTATAATATACAACATTGCATATTGCTCCATTTATTCCGTTTGGAGAACCAATCGTCATCGCGTCAAGTTCCATATACGGAACAATATTTTTGGCGGATTTCACAAGTTTTCCATTATAAAATATATCTAAAACACCTCCGTTGTAATTAATGAGAATATGATTCCATTTTTGCAATAAAACATTTTCTAATTTGTAGATAATAATATCCCCATTTTCGTCAGTGTCCATATTAGAACGCGCTATCATATCATCTGTAAGGTCTTTTATTTTGGCAGTAATCATCATGGTATTATTGCTGGCCTTGTACAATATGGCTGGTTTTCCTCCATAGCTAAATACTGGCGTATATTTATCAAACGATGCGTTGGTGCTTGGGGGCAATGCATCAAGATACAACCATAATGAAAGGGCATAGTTATATTCATACACTGGATTGGTGTCTGCTGGGTCTATATCATTCAATGGTACGTATGATGCAATCGTATAGGGCTGGTTCAAAACGATGGATTCATTCACTAATATCTTTCCACCTTGATATGTCGCCACCACCCATTGCATACCCATCGGCAAAAGATAATAAATCGCAATCAATAGAATGCTAATAACAAGTAATATCACTTCCGGCAGCTTGGTCTTTTCCTTTTCTTTATAAATCTGAGCAACGATTACGTCAAGTATTCCTGCAAGGATGCAAGGAATATATAAAATGGTATTTACTAATAATCTAAACCAAGGCCAAGACTGCAAAATGGGGCTTCTAATCAATATTTTATACATCAACGTAAGAAGAGTTGAAATAATTAATACATTCAATATAATTGAGAAGGTAGATGATGTGCTTGATGTATTAAAAATCATAAAAACTAGGAACATTGTGAAAATTATACTACAACTTACGCCAATGGCGAGTTGAAATAGGTTAATAACATATGTTGGCACTGGAGGCACATAGGAATATACATCAGATTTTGAAAATGCCAGCACATAATATAGTATGATTGCAAATAAAAAAGAGCCAATAACAAGAGATGTTATGGTAACTGGTCCAAAATAATTACTTGATAAATTCAACAAGTCATAATAATACATGACAAATACTAATGACATAAATAAAAACATGATGGATAAATATTTTATTCGAATTGCAGTTAACATATTATTTGTCAGAAATTTCAAAGGATTATATTTATATGTAATTACAATGAGAACGATAAATCCCAAAATAGACATAACATCAATAATCGTTGAAGATATATTTGTTTTAGTTGTTGTATTATTTTCATTATCCATGCTTATTATATATATGTTGATACTAAAAAATATATATAAAAATTCAAATTACATTAAATTACATTAACTGATTATTTTTCTAATTTGTCGCAATATCTCCCAATTCTTCAGGTATAATTGTAGGATTGCCATAACAATCATTAAATTTGTAGTAAGCTATAAATACAGAAGATGCTACAGTAATAACATTATTAATAATCATAAGCGTGCTATTAATATCTACTGCATATACTACCCATATAGCATTTCCAACAATACGTAGTACGATAAACCAAGTATTGAAATCCTTTGTAGATTTTGTTCTATATGTATGTATTATTTGAGGTATATTATAAACTACATTAATAACATTTGCAATAATTAATAGAATATTCATAGTTGGTGATACATTTGGGTCCATACGATGTATAGAGATATTACAAAGCATTTATGTGTTTTTATTATATTGTATTTTCAACGAAGTTTGCTCACATATTTTCCATGGCTGTTTTTTTACCATGGCATTCGCGACACAAAGCAACTAAATTTCCAACATCATTCCCTCCACCATATTCTAATCGTTTTATATGGTCTACTTCAAACCAAGCGGTTAACTGATTTTGGCAGTCGCCACATTTCCAATTTTGTTGAGATGCGACAAATTTTTTCTTGGTTTCGCTTACAGAACGCTTTGTCGCCTTTTTACCCGACTGAAGTATTCGTTGTTCGTTCAAGTTATTTGATTCCATAAATGATGACATGAATGCGCCAGTTCGTGTGCTTTCTGCGCCTCCACCTCCACCTCCAGTTTGGTCATTCATCGTAAAATCCAAAATAGGGTTAATCATATTCATTGACGTCTTATTTATTGGCATATATTTCACCATATTATTTGCATGCATTAACATATTTTTACATTGTGCAGGGTTGCGTTTTAAAAGCAAATAAACACCGACTCCTAAAACACCATAAAAAGCCATTTGATAATATTTCTTGCCCGCCATGAACATTTTAGTGTATTTTCCATCATGATATGTGTTATATATTAAAAATCCAGTTACTACTATTAACACTAATTCTATCCGCATATATAGATAATTACGAAAAGAAAATCGTAATTATATTACCACGCATAAGCACCACTTTAAGATAAATATGTGATATTGGTACTCTTATCATATTTGCTCATCAACCCAGTTCCTGCAACGTGTCCCCACATGGGAAGAAATATTTCGGTTGCTTTTCCTAGATATAAGGATGAGAAACAATACAAACTTCTAGAACATATAATTACATCACAATTACACAAAAATGTCAAATCCATATCGGCGTCTTTACTACGAATCATTGGATATGGTAATCCAACATTCCCGATTGGCGATGCCACTATTACGACGTTATGGTCAGGGTACTTTGCTTTGGCACTATTTATAAATGTTTGTACTCTATATTCAGCAATCGGCGCCTGACAATCATGCGTATTATAATATCGCCCCCAACCGCCAATAGCAATGCCACGTTTCTCAAAAAATAAACGCTCGTCTTCTAGGTCAATGTTTATTTTTCCCCTATTTAATTTATCGCGATAATACTCCGCAGATAACATACCATTATAATCCTCACGCGTAGAAACATCATCTAGACGCAAATGCACACCAATTGTTTTCTTGAAGTCAACATCTGGAAATGTGTATCCTTTCTTTACTATCAACCCATCTAATATATCTCTCATTTTAGAATATAAATGTGTTTTGAAGTAGCTAACTAAATCACATTCTATTTTTTTGCAAACTTTCATATTATTTCCAGGCCAATCTTGTTGACTTTGTTCTATGAAATATTCAGTCCATAAATGGTCATGAGAACCAAGCGCATCGCCCAAATCCTTATTGTATTTATGTATAAACGTTCGTATCATTTGCATAAAAATGCTATTGTCGAATAATATACCACCGCTCTCGTGAATAAACCATTTATGATAATGTGCGTATATTATTTGCATAATATACCATGTAAAAGTCGCCCCCATTCTATCTGGTCTGCCTATTAAAAGAATAAACATGGTTGGCTATATTTGTAATAATACACGATTAAAAAAAGGATGTTTTTACTCATTTCTTTCTAAAATATATTTTTTAAATCATGCACCAATTCGTCTATATTAATATTTTCAGTAGGCGTTCTATATAAATAATTTAGAATGAGGTTGTTTATTTTTTCATTTTTATAGCCTGTCTCCAAGAATGCAGAATAGCATATTATAAAACCCCACAAATCAAGTAGTTTTAGAAATACATTTTTAAAATATCCAATTTTATCAAATTGCCCATTACGTGTGTATTCAAGCAAAATCGCGCTCAAATATGGGATAATAATAGAATCTTGAATATTTTGTTTGCCTGTTATACCACTCCATATTGACGTAATTGTTTTAATATGTCCTTTACCTCGTTTTGTATTCCATTTTTCAAGATATTCCTTTAAAAATTCGCCAACTGAATTATTGTCTAAATCAATCGTTGTCTTTAAAAAGGTAGAATACATGGTTTTAAAAGTACTATTAAACAAAATTATAGAAAACGGCAAGTTATATTGTAGGGGTTTGTTTTCCAACACATCTGGTATATTTTTGCCATTTGCTGTATACATTGACAATCCCCAATCAATTAATCTTACATATTTACTCGCATCTACTACTATATTTGCCTCTTTAATATCTGCATGATATACATGATATTTATTCATGGGCAATATTCCATTCACGAGTAATTGAATCATGCGTTCATTCAAGTCCTTCATTCCATCTAGCGATAAACCAGAATATATATAAGTACCCAATTCAACACCACCATCTTGTAAATTTAAACTCTTTAGTTTATTAAGATTTTTATTTATATTTATAGAATCAATATGCCGCTTTTTTAATACTTTACATTTTATATCAAAATTGCTCAAGTCTGTTTGGGTTAATGGCGCAGGTTGACAAATATTTGCGCCTTCAATTATAAAATAATTCTTATAATTAGGTATTTTTTGCAAAATAGGTAAATATTTGGTTATTTCCATATATTCGCGTTTAACGTATTTGTTCAACATCAATTTTGATATTGTTTTTGATGCACGTTTGCGCGTTCCGTTGCATCTTAACGCGGGACGAAACACACACCCATATCCTCCAGACCCAATTACTTTACCTCCTTGTTTTCGTCGTGTATGGTTTTTTCTTTGTCCAAGTCTACGACTTGATGATTTATACTTTCTTGTTTTCATAACTATGTTATTATATTATTGTGATATAATAATACTTTTGAACTATGTTTTACTTATCGTATAAATAATAGATGGTTGAACCAACTAGACAAATAACCCCCAAGTATATTGCCTTCTCTCTTAAGCGATAATATTCACTAAATTTCACCTCTTTCGGTTTATATGCCTCGTAATATTGAACGTAAAATTCACTTAAAGTAATCTTGCGCTTTTCTAATTTTTCATTGATTTTATTATGTATGAAATGCATCCACCGAACAAACGAATCTCTGGAATCTAAATAAGGGCTAACTGGATATTCATCTAACAATTTGCTAAAATCGGCTGCATGCTTTTCTACGGGAATGAATAAGGGCAAATTTTGTATGAAATCATAGTATTTTTTTTTAGTGACAGCATTTGGATACTTTGGATAATTCATTGAAATAGTATGCAAGAAAAACCAATAATGGGGTCCGAAAACTTTTGGGTCTAATGCCATTATAGTAAAATACATATAAAAACATTACAAGATAAACCTATAATGCACAAAATGATTGCCCATACTCTATGTAATAATTGCGGAAAACAAGGACATTCGTTTCATCAGTGTAAATTACCTATAACAAGCTACGGAATCATATTATGCCGACCAAGTAATAAAGGCCTCCAATTTTTAATGATTCGGCGGAAAGATAGCTTTGGATACATTGATTTTATACGTGGAAAATATTCTCCCTATAATATTGAACAATTACAACATACCATCAATGAAATGTCGGTTAATGAAAAAAAACAAATTATAAACGAGCCATTTAATAAATTGTGGACAATGATGTGGGGAACTACATCGGACAATCAATTTCGCAGTGAAGAATCCATTTCTGTCAAGAAATTTGAGTTAATTACAAATGGCGTCTATATTAACAATGTGAAATACACATTGCGCGATTTAGTTGAAAAAAGTGACACGGCTTGGACTGAAACTGAATGGGAATTTCCGAAGGGGCGCCGAAACCCTCAGGAAAGAGACCTTGATTGTGGATTACGCGAATTCGAAGAAGAAACTGGATATTTACAAAATAATATTGCAATAGTTGAAAATATTTTACCTTTTGAAGAGATATTTATTGGCTCAAACCACAAATCATATAAGCATAAATATTTTTTGGCATACATGAGTGAATATAAAAATCAAGAAGAAGATGATGTCGTTAATCTACAAAAATATCAAAAGACTGAAGTATCCAAGTTAGAATGGAAAACCTTTGACGAATGTTTAAAATCCATTCGTCCATATAATTTAGAAAAAAAGAAAATTATTACAAATATCAATAACTTGCTACAACAATATAAATTATATTATTCTACGTAATATATAAGTATGTCTTATGAATTAAAACAGGAATATGAATTAAATAATTGTGACAATTCTGAAAACCAATATAGCAAAGAATGTAACAATTTTTTGTTGAAAAAAGAGTTGGCGGAATATAATTATTTGTCTGAGAATTCCGACGAAAATGAATCATTATATCCATCGTTGGATGACCCCAATTTCATTATTAAAATTGCAGAGAAAAAGGAATTTAACGATACCAAATATGATGGGGATATATACCAAGATATACAAAAACGCGCAGACATGTTAAGCAATGCCGAATTTGAATTGGCTCCACATCAGTTATTTGTTAAAAACTTTTTGTCGTCTCAGACACCTTATAATAGCTTGCTGTTATATCATCAATTAGGCACAGGTAAAACGTGTAGCGCGATTGGTATTTGCGAAGAGATGCGCTCTTATTTAAAACAAGTCGGTATACAAAAGCGAATTATTATTGTTGCATCTCCTAACGTCCAGGATAACTTTCGTCTCCAGTTGTTTGACCCGAGAAAACTGAAACTGGTAGATGGATTGTGGAACATTCGCGCATGCACAGGAAATAATTTAATCAAGGAAATTAACCCTATGAATATGAAGAACATGCCAAAGGAAAAGGTAATCAGTCAAATAGACACACTAATAAAGACGTCGTATTTGTTCTTGGGTTATGATGGCTTTGCAAATTACATTACAAAGATTTTAAATTTTAATAGTGAAAAGCCAAATCCTGCACAAGCAGTACGAAATCTGCGTGCGGAGTTTAATGGGCGATTAATAGTTATTGACGAGGTCCATAATGTACGAATTTCAGAGGATAATGAAAACAAAAAGGTTGCATTGTATTTGATGAAATTAGTAAAGTCTGTTGACAATTTACGCTTATTATTGCTTTCTGCGACGCCCATGTACAATACATATCGCGAAATCATTTGGTTATTGAATCTAATGAATGCAAATGACCGCCGCGGACAAATTGATATTAAGAACGTATTTGATAAAATGGGAAATTTTAAGCCAGGTGGTGAAGAGTTGTTAATACGAAAAGCGACTGGTTATATATCCTATATACGCGGTGAAAATCCATACACGTTTCCGTTTCGCGTATTTCCAAATATATTCAGCCCGGCCCATACTTTTATGGAACACACTTATCCAAAATATCAAATGAATGGAAAAATAATTACGAAAGAAAATGCAATTCAAATATTAAAAGGGCAAATATATACGACGAATATTGGGTCATATCAATCGTTAGTATATAAGGTAGTTATTGATGGGTTGCGAAAACGCAAGCCAGTCGCAATAAATCAGTTTGGTGATTCGCGTAAGATGCCGACATTTGAAAACATGGAGACATTTGGGTATACTATGTTGCAATTACCCATAGAATCCTTGATTATGGTATATCCCATGGACGGATTAGAAGAATTTGCCGAACGTGTTGCACCGATTGAAAGGTATTCAGATGGGTCCGAAGAGGAAGTTATAATATCTCCCGTGCCAGTAGTAAATATTGTTGCACCTGAACCAGTGATTGTACCCGCTCCAGTAGTCGAAGAGGCGGATGATGAGGTTATAACTATCAAGGTGAAGCGTTGCCCTAATGGTACCCGTCGTAATCCAAAAACAAAGGCATGTGACAAAATCAAAAAGAAAATGCCGGCTACTGAATATGTTCAAGATGAGATTATATTTGAGAGAGAACCCGACGAAGAAGGCCCATTTGTTATGAATGCAGAACAAGTAGAACCAGAACCTATTGAAGATTTGGATATTGATGTTGCGAACTTGGTCCTGGTGCACCCGCCTCCACAAATTGATATTACTGCAGAACCTTCAAGCGAAATCTCCATTGCCAGCACTGGTGGGGATTCAACACCAAATTCTATTGGTATGGACATGGACGACATTAATTACCACGATTTAACTGGTAAAAAGGGATTATCTAGAATTATGTCATTTGTTGATAAAACTTCTACTCCGCGTGAAAAGGGTTCATATGCGTATAAAACCGAAAAATTTGGTAGAATCTTTGCTCCAAATGAAATTGGGAAATATAGCAGTAAGATTAAGAATATCTGCGACATTATCTTAAAATCAGAAGGTATAATACTCGTCTATTCTCAATATATAGACGCTGGGTTAATACCATTTGCTCTTGCACTAGAAGAGCTTGGTTTTACACGAAATGGTCGCGACTCTTTGTTTAAAGATGCACCAACCTCGCAGATTGATTCAATCACTATGCAACCTAGAGATACAGCTGGCGGCAATTTTTCACCTGCAAAATACGCAATGATTACTGGCGACGAACGTATTAGTCCCAATAATCAAGCAGAAGTTAATGCAATTACAAATGATAATAACAAAGACGGCACCAAAATCAAAGTTGTCTTGATTTCTAGGGCTGGTTCAGAGGGTGTAGATTTCAAATTCATACGACAAGTGCACATATTAGACCCTTGGTATACCATGAATCGTATTGAACAAATTATTGGGCGGGCTGTGCGCAGTTTTAGCCACAAAGATTTGCCATTTGAAAAACGCAACGTGGAAATTTATTTACACGGAACAATATTGCAAGACAACAAAGAGGAGGCTGCGGATTTATATGTGTATCGTGTTGCAGAATACAAGGCGGTGCAAATGGGTCGGGTTGCGCGCATTTTAAAAGAAACTGCCGTTGATTGTTTATTAAACAATGACCAAGTGAATTTTACTCAAGAAAACATGAATATACGTGTTAGGCAAGTATTGTCTGATGGACAAGTGGTAGAGACTTTTCCAGTGGGCGACATGCCTTATAGCGCAACGTGTGATTATATGGAGTCTTGTGAATTTAAATGTAAGCCTTTTAAAAATATTGAGCCCGATGATATTAACAATGATACATATAATGAGTCTTTTATTACGATGAACAATGATAAATTAATTCAAAAAGTTAAAGATTTGATGAAAGAAAAGTTTTTTTATAAGAAGAACGAACTTCTCTCTAAAATCAATACTCCAAAGCCATATCCATATGTGCAAATATATTCTGCTTTAACCCAACTCATTGAAGACGGCAGTCAAGTTATAGTGGATAAATATGGCAGGAGTGGATATTTAGTAAATATCGACGAATATTATTTGTTTCAACCATCGGAGTTAAATAGCATAAATTCGTCGGTATTTGATAGGTCTGTGCCGATTGATTACAAGCACAATATGATAAACTTTGAGTTGAGCGATGAAATTGGGAAGAAGGAATCGCCTCAAGCAACTACACATGAAGAGAGAGAACTGAAATTATCGGCTGAGATGGATAAGACAATAGAAAAAGACGTCAAAACAAATGCTCTAATTACCTTGTGTCAAGCGGAATATGACCTTGCACTAAGTTTTATATCTCAGGATAGAGTTCCGCGTGGAGATGATAATTGGTACAAACATTGTGGTGTGGTAATGGGCAGACTTATGAAAGAATACCCTGACATAACATTGGAAGAATTGAAGGGATATTTGATAGACCACATATTAGATTTATTGTTATATGAAGACAAACTACAATTGTTGAATTATATTACAAAACTACAAATAATAGATGAAACGTCTTTTGAATACAAAATCAAGTCTTATTTTGATAAATACATTATTAAAGGCGCAGGGTTAACTGGTATTATTATGTATAACAAAGATGACCGAAAATTATTGATATTGAATCCAGATGATAATTGGGTAGATGCTGAACGCGAAGACCAAAAAGATTTGGCAAACGCGATTAAAGAAAAGTATAATATAAATCCGAACCAATTTAATCAATATATTGGATTTATTGATTATGAAACAACAAATAAATATCTTGTATTTAAAGTAAAAGATAATCTTGCAAAAAGAACACTAGGTGCAAGATGCGACCAAGCGACCAAGGCGAAAAATCTAGTTATGTTAAATAAAATAGTGGGCGAAGATGATAAATATACCAAAGACAATATTAAGCCTTTAACAGATTCTAGTGTGTGCTGTCTACAAGAATTGTTAATGCGCCATTACAATAGTAGAGAGAAAAATGGTAAGATATGGTTCTTGGACCATACATCTGCCAAGTTATACAAGTTTTAATTTGCGCCTTTTGCAGGTATACTATAATCTAGAAAATAACATAAATATTATGCAGGTAATAATAATATGACGGAAAGTGATGTTTTACTTATGATAATTATATTTAGCGGAAGTCTATTATGTATGTGTGTTGCAAATTTCATTCGTTGTGCTGAGGAGGATTTTAGCTCGGAAGTGAGAGAACCATTGCAAAATAAAGAGACGTATGGTGCAGATGCTATGCAAAAAAAATAAATATTTTACATGGGATGTTATATAAAAAAAATGAAAAATAGTTAAAAGAATTGTCTATATAGTATATAATGATGGAAATGCAACCTTCTAAATCAAAATTCAAAAAGAAGGATAATAAAAGGGAGCAAAAAATAAATTCCATTTATTCAAGATGTTTAATTGCAAGACAAGTGACTTTGCCAATGGTTTCTGTGGGCAAAAACTTGAAAGAAACCATTGAAAAAAATATTAAATACGTTATAGAGGGCAAATGTATCGTTGAAGGGTTTGTTAAAGTTAATTCAACAAAAATCATTACCTACTCCAGTGGTGTTATCAGTGGCGGGAATATATTATTTGACGTTGTTATTGAATGCGAAGTATGCTTTCCGGTTGAAGGTATGGTCATTGATTGCGTCGCTAGAAATATTACAAAAGCAGGCATACGTGCAGAAAGTGCAACCGATTCACCAAGTCCCATCGTAGTATTTGTTGCAAGAGACCATCATTATCAATCAAAACAATTCTCAAATGTTCAAGAGGGAGATAAAATTCGCATACGTGTTATTGGACAGCGTTTTGAGTTAAACGATAAATATATATCTATTATTGCTGAATTGGTGTAAAACCAGCCATATAAAAACAATATAAAAACATATTCTTATTTCTTTTTATATTATGACTGAATTGGCTTTAATTCGCGATTCTATTGAACAAATGTCAAAATTCAATCAAGTTGAAGTTTTGCGTATTTTACATAAACATTCGGATGTTATATTAAATGAAAACAAGTATGGTGTTCATGTAAATTTAACTAACTTATCGGATTCCGTGTTGCAAGAGTTAAAAATGTATGTATCCTATGTAAATGCACAAGAACAAGCACTCAAAACCGATGAAAAGCAGAAGGAAACATTCAAGAATATATATTTTTCGTAAAAGATATAAATGATACTTGTGATATTAATTAGTATATCTGTGCATGATGACTAACAACACGCATATGGATAATAATTTATTTAACATTGATTCGTTAAGCACATACATGTTAAATCTAAAAAATTTAAATAAAATCATAAAAAATAGTGCAAGTTATGATAACATTCGTAAAGTATCCATTAAGCAGACGCGCGTGAATACGGCCACGACTAAGGATGAATCAACCTCCTCCACGAAAGGAGATACATTTTTTCCTGATGTACATGATTCTCTTTTTTGGTCTTTTTATATTATGAAGAATGGACAAGAAGAATACGAGTCGCTTGGCAAAATCAATATCGTTATTGAACGAAAAATCAAAATTGAATATATTGAACGACTTCGCGAAAGTAAACAACTATTGAAAACGTATAAAACCGCGCCACTTACCCATCTTGAAAACGTATTATTAAACGAAAAACAAATTGATATTAAGACCCTCATTGCATTGTGCGTTATAGAAGGAATCAGTTTCATGTATATTTATAAAAATACGTATTTTGAGATGAATATTGATGCGGACGAAAGCACACAAATTCATGCGATTGTGCGAATGGATATGCCTACCAAATATGGCTATAAAATGATACAAGATGCCAAACCTATTCGCGAGTCTTTTTACAAGATTGATAACATGAATAAGCCGTTAAAATCCATGTCGGCATATAAATTAGACGAGCTTGTCGTGTTTTGTAATAAATTAGGAATGGTGCAGGTGAATGATGGTAAGAAGGCAAACAAGAAATGTTTATATGAGATGCTCGTCCAATATTTTGTATTATAGAAAAAAATGAACAAGAATATAAAAATATGTCCTATTATTATACAAGAATGTCTACCGGAAATTTTAAAAGGCGGGGTGGTCCATATAATAAAAATGATAAGCAACACGCAGAATCAAAAGTTGCACCCCCTATATTATTGAATCGCCTTATTGAACGTTATTATGCATCAAATCCATATGTAAAAGATGTTACGACAAATCACGAATTAGAGGTCAAATTTGGAACAAAGGGGGTGAAACCTCTTACCAAGATTGATTATGATTCAGTTATTCGTAAACTTAAATCGTTGGGATTTTCGTGTGTAAACGAACAAGGTGGGTATTTATTACGCATGTATTATGAACATTTAGATAAAAGTGGGCAGTTTAAAGAATCAAATATTCGTACAGAAGTTTCAGGGTTTCGGGCAATTCAAGAATATTGCAAGTCCAATGACATTTTGAAACTAATTGGCATGGAAGAACATATGCGGTCTGTAAAATTCGTGAAAAAAAGTCGTATCTATGACAATGATGAAATGGTGCGTGACGTAAATTTCAACGATTTTAATTTTAGAGTATCCTACCAAAAAGAAGAGGAAATCTCCATGTCTAATATTATTATACGAAATGTAACGCAAAATTGGAGTCAAACTAAAAAGTCTTTTCGCTACATTAATCGTGTAACATTCACACACGACGATTTGCCAATCAACGTCGATATTAGTATTGTTAAGAGTTCGCATCGTGAAGGCTGGGACTTAAAAAAGACTTATACTACAGACGAATCCGGTGTATTTTCCAACCCAGAAGTGTATGAAATAGAACTTGAATTGGATAATTCAAAGATAGGTCCAGGCACAAGATTCAGTAATCCGGAGGTGATTCTAGTCGCTTTGCGGAAAGCCATTAAATATGTTCTTATGGGTCTGCAATCCACAAACTATCCTGTTTCCATATTTGAACAAAAAACCGCGCTGCAGTCATACATGAAATTATTGTACGGCGAATCATACGATGTTGAAAAGCGCATCTATCCCAAGAATTTCATTGGGCCATCGTCTTATACACTGCAAATTGAAAACATTATTCCGATTGATGACAACCTAAATGTTCCCAATATTCGCAGGAATTATGTTGTGACAGATAAAGCAGATGGAGAAAGACATTTGATGTATATTTCAAATACTGGTAAAATTTATCTTATTAATACCAACATGAATGTTATCTTTACTGGTGTAATAACGGATGAAAAGTCGTTATATAATTCTCTATTTGATGGAGAGTTGATTTTACACAACAAATCCGAGCAATTTATCAATTTGTTTGCAGTATTTGACGTGTATTATATTGCCAAGGATGATGTCCGTGCACTTGGATTTATGGCTGAAAACGACGACCAAAAAACTCGTTATAGGTATCAAATTATCAAGACCGCCTTGAATATCCTGAAACCCAAGTCTATTATAAAAGATGAAGGTATTCCCATGCGTATTGAGGCAAAAAAGTTTTATCCCGAAGTTGTCTCGTCGGTTGGTAATAAATCTGACGTATCCATATTTGCGGCATGCAAACATATTCTTACAAGGGTGGATAATGGCTTGTTTGAATATAACACAGATGGTCTCATCTTTACACCCGCATTTATGGGAGTTGGTGGAGATGCAATTGGTAAAACTGGTAAATTGACAAAAACCACGTGGGAGTATTCGTTTAAATGGAAACCTCCGCAATACAATACGATTGACTTCTTGGTTGTCACCATGAAAAAAAATGGGGAAGATATTATTACACCTGTTTTCCAAGAAGGAGTAACCTCGTCAGATTTCAACGAATACAAGACGATTGAACTGCGTTGTGGTTTCAATCAACGTGCGCATGGTTATATTAATCCTTGTCAAGATGTGTATGACGACAAACTACCGGAATTTGGAGATAAGGAAGACGATGACCAATATAAACCAGTATTGTTTTGTCCAACAAATCCATATGACCCCGAGGCAGGCATCTGCAATATTATGTTAAAAAAGGACGATACTGGCGTCATGCAAATGTTTTCAGAAGACGGCGAAGTATTTGAAGACAATACCATAGTTGAATTTAAATATGATATGACACGCGACCACAAATGGCGATGGATTCCGATTCATGTAAGAAACGACAAAACAACGGAATTAAGACAAGGCGTTAGTTTGAATTTTGGCAATGCATATCATGTTGCTGAAAGTAATTGGAAATCCATTCATAATCCAGTGACGCAAGAGATGATTTCCACAGGTGTAAATATTCCCGAGGTAGAAGGCGATGCTGACGTATACTACAACCGCCTTGTATCTTCTAACAAAACAATGGGTCTACGCAATTTCCACAATTTTATCAAGTATAATTTAATCAAGGCAGTTTCAAAAAAGGGCGAAACATTGATTGACTATGCTTGTGGAAAGGCGGGGGATTTCCCCAAATGGATTGATGCCCAACTTTCCTTTGTATTCGGCATTGATAAATCCAAAGATAATTTGGAAAACCGAATTGATGGAGCTTGTGCTCGTTTCTTAAATTATCGCAAGACGCGTAAACATATTCCGTATGCATTGTTCGTGAATGGAGATTCATCATTAAACATACGCAATGGCTCGGCCATGTTGAATGAAAAAGCTGTTCAAATAACCAAGGCAGTATTTGGCGAAGGCACAAAAGATGTTGACAAATTGGGTGCAGGTGTAGCGAGACAATATGGTAAGGCTGTAGATGGATTCAACGTATCATCATGTCAGTTTGCCTTGCACTACTTCTTTGAAAATATAACTACCCTTCAAAGTTTTGTACGCAATCTTGCGGAATGCACCAAGTTGGGAGGGTATTTCATTGCAACCTCTTATGATGGCAAAAACGTATTTAATATGTTAAAAAATAAGGCAGTTGGTGAGGGAATCAGTATTATTGATGGTGGAACAAAAATATGGGAAGTTCAAAAGCAATATCGTAATGCAGATTTTACAAATGATTCCAATTGTCTTGGTTATAAAATTGACGTATACCAAGAGTCAATTAATAAATTAATCCCCGAGTTCTTAGTTAATTATGATTATTTCACACGCGTCATGGAAAATTATGGCTTCCAAGTTATACCGCGCGACGAAGCAATTGAGTTGGGGCTCCCAGAAGGGTCCGGTTTATTTAGCGATTTATATACATCTCTTACAAACGACGTTGCAAAAAACAAATCACTAGCGAAAGAATATAAGGGTGCATTGAATATGAATGCCAATGAGAAAAAGATTTCGTTCTTAAATAGATATGTTGTCTATAAAAAAATTAGAATAGTAAATGCAGCAAAAGTCATCTTAGAAGAAGCTGAACATGTGGAAGTTCCACAAGTCCAAGAAGTAATTGAATTGGATATTCCCGTTCCCGAAAAGAAAAAACGTACGCGAAAAGTCAAGACTGCTACGACGGATGAGGTTTCCAAGCCGAAGTCAAAGCCCAAGGGCGCGCGAAAATTAGCTACAAAATTAGTCATCGTAGAAGATGTTGATACTAATGCATCATCAAATAACTCTAATCCCAAAACTGCTGCAACCACAACACAAAAGAAACTTGTTTTACAAGATGACTCGGATTCTGATTAAAAATACCATGTATATGTAAATCCATACATGTAGATTATTACTTAAATAAATCGTGAATTAGTATATAATACTCAAATGAGTTATTATATATTACCGAAAATAAATACAGAACTTATACTAGACCCATGTGTCCATCTTAGTATGGACAAAATAACACCATATATTTCTCAAAGCTTGGTGAATTATTTAACAAAGGCTACCATTAGTTTAAACAATCTATTAGCATTTGATACAACATATACATTTAAATTTCTCAATCAATTAATTAATCCATATGAATATCTTTTTTCTAATGTTCCAAACTCAAACCTCTCTATTTGTAAGATGAAACCAAGTTCAAAAATATATTACGACATTTTGGAAATTTATAACACGTTAAAATTATCAGAGTGTTTACCAGAAAAGAATATGACCTCATTTTATTATGGAAGTAATGGTTCAGGTGTTTTAGAATATATGCAGTCGTTTCGTGAAAATTACAACGATAGGAATATTTTGATTGAACCACTATTACATAATATACAAATTAATACCCACACACAAAATACACCAGATGACATAACGTATACTCCTGTACCTGATGACATATTATCTATGTGCGATTACATGTATTTTGAATTACCTGATAAAGTATACGCGGATACGAATAAATACATATTAGGATTGTTGAAAGCTGTCAAATTTATACTGATATACCAATCATCGCATGGATGCATGATATTGAAGCTCCGACATACCTATTATAAACCAGTTATAGATATTTTGTATATTATAAGTAGCTTATATAACAAGACTTATATCATTAAACCAAACACCAATAACAACATTTACGATGAAAAATATCTAGTTTGTAAAACATTTACAAGCACGTCACAAAAAAAGGAAGTCTACCTTGATAAAATTAATAAAATGTATACCATTTGTTATAGAGAACAAAATGAAATCAATATTCAATCCATAATTAAGAATGAAATCAATCTGTATTTTTTAAATAAAATGGAAGAGTGTAATATAATAATAGGTCAACAGCAAATTGATGTGTATGACCAAATGATTAATTTGATTAAAAATAAAAATAAAGTAGAGAAGACTGAAACAATACGAAAACATAATGTTCAAAAATGTATTAATTGGTGTGATAAATATAAACTCCCTTATAATAAATTTGCAGACAAAATTAATATTTTTTTACCCATCAGCGCACATGACACTGAATTCATGAAAAATGCGGAGACATCTTCTGATTGGGTAGATACTGATTCAAATGATTATAAATCGGAGACTAGTGACGAGCACCAACTCTACATTAGCAGTAATAATGTTGATGATGAGGATATGTTTGAGAACACCATTATCAACAAGGATTTATTGCATGAAATTGAATATGGAGGAGAATAAGACAAATGCATTTAGAAGAGCAGCTTACTCTAAAACGGGGTAGTATTATATATGACTATGTCATTGGTTTTTTGATGACACATTCTAGGATTTTGAAACGTGCCTATATAATTTCCTGCTTGGCATGTCGGTGCCTTATTTTTTAATCTGTAATTCTTTGACAAATGAGCTAAATTCTTGTCAATCGTATCAACATTTAACTTCAAGTTCAATGTGCTACTAGAAACCGCGCCCTGTTGTGCAAACTGGAAATTGTTAGGTTTGTATACAACCAATTTGCAACCAAGTGGGTTGCTTGGGCCAGTAATCGGCACACCGGTATACGGATTAGATACAAAGGCATCATATATTATTATTGCGCGCTCCTTGTTTGGCTCTGGAATTTTATATTCAATAAAATTGACCAACTCTTTAAATGTGACAATTTCCTTATAAATAAGTTTGTCCGCATCGGTTGATGGAATAATACCTTGATTTTGAAGAATTAGCAATATTTGTGCCACTAAAGCCGCTTCGCTTGCAGTATATATTTCACCATTCGGTTGACAATTCGCCACGTATGTATTGTATTCGGCTGCAGGACTTCCAGGCTTTGCGTCAGCGTCGCTCAACGGAATAGCAGGGCGCACAAAATTAAAGGCGCGCTGTTCGTATGTCTTGCATCGGTTTTCCATGTACTGAATATGCGTCGTGTAATAATTTTGTTTTAAATTGGTTGACGCAGGAAGCACACGTCTGCGTGCCTTTTTTTCCTCATTGCAACAGAACCTGGGGGAAGTTGAAACTGGCTCAGGATTTTCTGTCAAATATGGAATATTTGGATACAAGTTTGCGGATACACATATTCCTTGACAATTGGTTGGAAGATTTAATAAAGTATTTTGCTTCACACTATAGCTACCGGGATTATCAATCATCTGTTTGACTAAAGTTCCTGGGGTAGAAGATTTAACTTCGCGGTTGATATTTCTATCCATTTGAATATACTCTCCGTAACTTGTGGCACCTTCAATAGCAACTCTAGGAATTGCACCTTTTCGCGCATGTTTTATTGGCCGTGCCTTGCCCCAAAACCCGGAAATACCCCTACGAACAAATTTACCATCTACATACACATCAAATGGTGAGCCATATACAGCATTATTTCCATAATCTAAGTTTGTTAATGGACGAATAGTACCTGCAGTTATACCTACAGGTGTTTGAGATAGTCCAGTTCCCTTCCAAGTGACGTATTGTTGAGGAAATGAACTACTATGATTATAGCCAGACGCCGGGCTTGGTCTCATACCCAATGGATAGAATGCAGAAGACATTATGTATACTATTATTATAGAAAATAAAGTATTGGTATATTTTATATATGTTGATTAAGTCGCTTCTTTTATTTTTTATCATTTTATTTTTTATCATTCTAATTAGTTATCAAATATATTCATCACAGACCATTATTGAGGGATTATGTCCAGACGATTCGCTGAAGGACCATGATGAAATTATTAAAATACAAGCGGAATTAAACAATAAATATAAACCGCTAATTACAGATAGTGCAGGCCAGCCAGTAAATTTGTTGTCTAGAGTAGCCAAACTAGAATCAAATGTGCAATTAATTACAGACCAAATGGTGCAGTCGAGTAAAGCACAAGTTGCCGCGGTTCCCCCAGCCCCAGCCGTTGAACCTCTTCCAGCAGGCAACTAAATACAAAATGTCAAAATGCCAAAATATTATATATAGATTAAGTATATAATGTCTTTTTATGCCAATGCCAATTCAAATCCTCAAGGAGTTCAAGCAAGTTTACTTGGGCCTTCTTATAGTTATAAAGACCAAATTAAAACACCAGAAGAATTAGGTATGAGTGATAGAGGCAATATGACTGCATTAGGTAATGACATTACAGGGTTGATTGGATACGTTTCAGTATTAGTTGATGGTGGGGGAAAGGCGTCCAAGCCTGGAGGACCTTTAGGCAATAAATTTTTTATGAAAACGGGCGCAATGTGCAATGATATCAAAACAAAAAAGGACGTTGACCGGTATATTTATGTGAATAATGTTCCCAATCCGCCCTTGCCTGGATTAATCAAAGGAGTTACAACTGGTTTGGGTACGCTGAATCCGTTTCGGATAATGGGAGCCTTTGCAGAAGGGTCAAAGCCTGCATGCAGAGAGATTACAATGGAGGTCGTTGATGTCAATAACCAACGTTCGCAAGAAACACACTTTGTAACTCTCTCTGACATTAAAAGTCTAGAAGGGTTTCAAAACAAAAAGTTACAGAATCCTGCTCCAGTTGATATGCCATATGACCTCGGTATTCAATTGTATTTTGTCACCTTGTCCGGATTGGGATTGTATTTAGTTTATAGGCTCATGAATAAACAACAATAAATATTTTTTATTACATTTATTAGATAATAAAAAAAATGATTTTAATATGACTGATAATAGTATTAATATATCTTGTTGTAATATTGAAGAAGAATGGATTTATCTCAATTATCAAAAACTGAACTTTTAGCAAAGTGTGAAGAATTTGGATTTACCAAATATAAATCTAAAAGCAAGAATCAATTAATTGAATTGATTACTAGTAAAAATGTAATCAAACCAACAAAAAAACAGATACACTTTATTATTGAGGATGATGATGGTGATGATTCAGAAAATGTGGTTATTGACCCCCCTATCGTTAATGAAGTTAAAATAGATACAATGGATAATTTAATAAATAAAATTATTAATGAAGATGCTGAAAAAGCTCTTAAAACAATTCCATCAAATAGTATTGATTTAACTTTAACTAGTCCTCCGTATGATGCAATTAGAGATTACAATGGTTATAATTTTAATGATACTGCTTCAAGTAATATTATCACAGAATTGTTTCGTGTTACCAAACAAGGCGGCGTTGTAGTTTGGATTGTTGGCGATGCCACTATAAATGGTGGCGAATCGGGAACATCGTTTCGTCAAGCATTAAAATTTATCGAAGCTGGATTTAAACTACATGACACAATGATTTATGAAAAAAATACGTCATCATTCCCAGCTAAAAGAACCGGAAATAGATATACGCAAATATTTGAATACATGTTTGTCTTTTGTAAAGGTAAAATTACAACGGCAAATCTTATTTGTGATAAGTCAAACAAATGGGCCGGACATACTAATTGGGGTAAAAATACAAATAGACTAAAAAATGGCAAATTGCAAGAGACAACTGATATTAAACCAGTGCCCGATTTCTCGCCTAGAAATAATATTTGGCACTACAATGTAGGTAAGGGTTTTAATTCAAGTGATAAAGAAAGCCATGAACACCCAGCTATATTTCCTGAAAAATTAGCTGAAGACCATATTTTGAGTTGGAGCAATGAGGGCGATATTGTTTTAGACCCATTTGCAGGTTCTGGTACAACGTGTAAAATGGCGAAAAAAAATAATCGTCAATATATCGGTATTGATATTAGTGAAGACTATTGTAAACTAGCGGAAGGCATTATTGCAAAATATTAAAATTCAATATATTCACTTCTACCTCTTAAGGTTAGAGGAACATTTATTTTTATTGATACTAACTTTGTGAGAAATCTATTTGTAAATCCGAATGCTCTGGTTGCGCTAGCCTTGCAACCATGCTTGTGTATATGTAAGTATTGCTGACCACATTGGGTAACATTTTTTTCCACAATGCATTTTTTAATTTTATCAAAATCCTCTTGAAATACATTTCTTACATCGGCATGTTGTTCAAATATCTCATTCAAATCATAGTGCACGATTGCGATAATTTTTTTATTATAAACGCTTTCAATAGTATCGTATACCTCTTTATCATGTTGCAATACTAAAATAATACCACTCCGAATTTTTTCGTAAAATTTTGTTTCCTGAAGTGAATTTTTATCTGAAATAAGAGCTATATTTGGCTCTTTGGCTGGGTCTCCAAAATTGGTCAAGGTTAAACGTTCCTTAGCATTAAACGCTTTAGGATTTGATTTATTTGGTTTAAAATGCGTTGCCTTAATGTCCCCGTACGGCGTATCAGAACAAGAACTGCTATTTGGTAAATTTCCAAACAAATAAAACTCTATTATTTTACCAATGAGCCCTTTATCTTTTACAGATGTAACTTTAAAGTTATCTTTGTTTTCATCACAAAATTGTTTTAGCTCATGACACTTATCATGAACTACACTAATTAAGGATAACAAAGATATAGACCCGTGTGTCTTAATTCCTTGTATAATAATAGCATTCAGACTGCTGACATAAGATTTATCTTCCCTTATTTGTGTAAGGGTTAAGTCGGCTTCAATCATAAATTCAGTAATTGTTGACATTTCTTCTTATCATAACATAATACATTTAGTTTTATGTTAAATATTCATTTCAATTTTTTTAATCCATATAAAATCAGCGTCTGTGGGTCTGTGGGTTAACTCAAACTAGTGCTTATTCTTCATATTATATGGTGTAAATTGTAATAAAAAAACTTGCATTTTATTACAATGAAAATACTACTAACCGGAGGTTTAGGATTTATTGGGTCGCATACTGCATATGTATTAAACACATGCAACCATAGCGTGGTAATAGTAGATAATTTATCTACGTCAAACATTAAGGTGTTTAGTATATTACAAAAACTTTGTCCAAACCCTGACTCGTTGGTTTTTTATGAAGGAAATGTTATGGATGAGGCTTTTATGGAAAATGTATTTCAAAAAGAAGCGCCAGAAGCCGTTATCCATTTTGCGTCATTGAAAGCGGTTAATGAATCCATCGCGCAACCGCTCATGTATTATCGCCAAAACATCAATGGTCTTATTACGTTGCTTACCATCATGGAAAAATATCAGTGCAATCGTATTGTATTTTCGTCGTCTGCGACTGTATATGGGAAACAAACGTCGCCCATTAAAGAAGATTTTCAAGTGGGTGTCGGGATTACAAATCCATATGGACAGACCAAATACTTCCAAGAATGTATATTGCAAGATTGTGCAAAAATCAATCCCAAGATAAATGTCCTGATTTTGCGATATTTCAATCCTGCTGGAGCGCATCCATCTGGACTTATCGGTGAAGACCCCAAAGGAATACCGAATAATTTGTTTCCATTTGTCATGCGCGTTGCATCTCGCGAGTATCCAAAACTTCAAATATTTGGAAACGACTATAATACGCCAGACGGGACATGTATTCGTGATTTTATTCATGTTATGGATTTGGCAGAGGGGCATGTTGCTGCCTTAAAACAAGAACAACCTGGTTGCCACGTTTATAATTTGGGGACTGGACGGGGTTGTTCTGTCATGGAACTGGTGAATACGTTTGAGAAAGTAAATAATATGCAAATACCTTATCAATTTCAAAACAGACGTGAGGGGGATATTGAAGAAGTATATTCCGATGCGTCCAAGGCAAAGTTGGAACTCGGATGGGAAACAAAACGCACGATTGAAGACATTTGTAGAGATGGTTATCGGTTTGCTATGAATTTTAAGTAATTACAATAAAAATAGTTTATGTCCCATAAAAGTTCCCACCCCCCACATTGCAAATTATCGATTTTTTACTCCAAATCCTTTTTCAAGAAATCGAAATTGGACATTTATAAATGTCCATTTTTGAAAATCCTAAAATACTTTTAGAAAATCGAACGTTTGTGAGCATAATGAAAAATTAGCGTCTCACGACAAAAAAAAGAATAAAAAAATTGTGATGCTAATTTTTTTATTTTTTGACGCGGTTTCTTTAGGAACTTTTTGTCTTCGTCTATTATACGAAGCAATGACGAAGATAAAGTTCCAAAAAAGTTCAAATAATTATACATGTGAAATTTGTGACTATAATACATGTAGATTAAGTCAATATAATAGACATATTTCAACATCTAAACATTTAATACTAACACAGACGAACGAAAAAGAACCAAATAGTTCTAAGACAAATTATACATGTGATTGTGGTAAGCAATATATGCATGCCTCGTCATTATGGAACCATAAACAAAAATGCACACGTGATAATCAACAAATTGAAGAACATAAACTATTTCAAGATGATATTCCATTACCAAATATTCCAACAAATCTTATTTTTGAATTAATCAAGCAAAATCAAGAGTTCAAACAGCTATTGATTGATCAGAATAAGATAGTTGCAGAGCAAAATAAACAATTATATGAAAAACACGAGGAGAATATAGATTTACAGAAGCAATTATTAGGTGTTGTAAAGGATGGAAAGACCATCAATAATACCATCAATAGCAACAGCAACAACAAGACATTCAACCTCCAATTCTTCTTGAACGAGACATGCAAAGATGCAATGAATATGAAGGATTTTATCAAATCTCTAGAATTGAGTCTGCCCGAGCTGGAAAAGATGGGTGAAGTGGGCTTTGCTGAAGGCATGTCTCGTGTCTTTGTCAACCGCCTGAATAGCTTGGATATAACCAAAAGACCAATTCATTGTAGTGATATCAAGAGAGAAATTATCCATATAAAAGACGATAACAAATGGGAAAGAGACAACGCAAACTTAGATAGACTTAGAAAGATTATAAAGCAACTGACTCATAAGAATATTTTAAGGGTGGATGATTGGAAAAAGGCGAACCCAGGTTGCACAGAATACAATAGCAGGAAAAACGACCAATACTTGAAACTCAACATGGAGGTGATCGGTCCAGTTGATGAAGCTGAAGAGAAGAGAGACTTTGGCAAGATAATCCGTCGTGTAGCGGAGAACACTGCCATTGATAAGAAGTATTTGTGTATGTGAGTCGGTTGCATTCTTTAAGATGGTTAGGAATATTTATTATTTGTTTATAGGACCAAAAAGTTCCCACCCCCCACATTGCAAATTATCGATTTTTTACTCCAAATCCTTTTTCAAGAAATCGAAATTGGACATTTATAAATGTCCATTTTTGAAAATCCTAAAATACTTTTGGAAAATCGATGATTTGTGACCATAATGAAAAATTAGCGTCTCATGCCTGAAAAAAAATAAAAAATTTTGTGACGTTAATTTTTTTATTTTTTGGCGCGAAATCTTTAGGGATATTTTCTGTTCTATTTATATAGAACGTTTTTAGAATGGATTGTCCCCAAAAATCCCCTAAAAATTTTTGCTGTAATAATTGTAACTATTTTACGTGTAATTCAAAAGATTATAACAAACATTTGAGCACAGCAAAACATCAAGTCAGTGTGGGATTGAACACTTTAGAACAAAAAAATCCCAAAATATCTGATGTTTTATTTAACTGCATTTGTGGTAAGACATATACCGCTAGAAATAGTTTATGGTATCATAAACAAAAATGCACACAAATCGCAATAACACCAACCGAAAAGGTCGCCTCACTACATGTTGACGACCAACTGCAAACAAGTCTTATACTTGAACTAGTTAAGCAAAACCAAGAGTTCAAAGAGATGTTGATAGAACAAAACAAGACCATTATAGAAGTCGCAAAAAATAGCCAAATCAATAATAATACTATTAATAACACTAATACAAGCAACAGCCACAACAAGACATTCAATCTCCAATTTTTCTTGAACGAGACCTGCAAAGATGCAATGAATATGAAGGATTTCATCAAATCGTTGGAATTGAGTCTGCCCGAGCTAGAAAAGATGGGTGAACTGGGCTTCGCCGAAGGCATGTCTCGTGTCTTTGTCAACCGCTTGAATAACCTAGACATAACCAAAAGACCCATTCATTGTAGTGACCTCAAGAGAGAAATTATACACATCAAGGATGATAATAAGTGGGAAAGGGATAATGCAAACCTAGACAGGCTCAGAAAGATTATCAAGCAACTCACACACAAGAATATTTTGCGCGTGGACGATTGGAAAAAGGCAAATCCAGGTTGCACGGAATACAACAGCAGAAAAAATGACCAATATTTGAAACTGAACATGGAAGCCATCGGCCCAGTTGATGAAGCCGAAGAGAAGAGAGATTTTGGCAAGATAATCCGCAGGGTAGCAGAGAACACGGCCATTGATAAGAAATATTTATGCATGTAACATCATATTATTATTGTGTAAATATGATGCTATTAACGACGTCTCTTGTTTGAGCGTCTGCGTTTATTTGTGCGTCTGCGCATATTAGCGCGCTTGCGTTTTTTGGTTGTCCGACTTCGTCTACGTCTACGTCCGCCTGTAATAGGTTGTTGTGTTTCAGAAGTTTCTGGGTTGGGTTCAACCGGTTCTTCATTGTTATCCATTGGCGGACTAGGCTCCATCGGCGCTTCTTCATTATCTAGTGGTGGACTAAGCTCCATCGGTGCTTGAGTATTATCAATTGGAGGAGTTTCAGGGGATGATGGATACTCTAAGCTCCCTTGCGCTTGTTCGGGCATTGGCTCTTCTGCAGGTGCAGGTACATCTGCAGCAGGTTGATAATCTGATGATACAGGCATAACAACAACGTCTTCAGGTTGTTTCTGCCAAAACTTCCAATTGCCAGAGGAAAACTTATTTCTTAATTTTGTGAAAGCATGCTCATCATCCCCTGGGCTAGGATAAAACCAATACCCCCCTCGTCTTGAACGCCCACGTTTATTTTTTCTCATATTACTTTTTCTTACTGATTTTGTATATTTTGGCATATATAATAACGCAAGAAAATTGTTATAATATATTTGTCTTGTAAAAATGCTAAATAATAAAGCGCTTGATTGTAAGAATTTAGTAATTCTGTCTAACGAGAGAACCTATCGCACATGTTCTTCCGTTGCGCAAGCTGTCATTATAAATAGAACCCTTTTTAGCTGGTGCGGTGCAACCACCAGACCTAGCACGTTTAATGGAAGTTCTTACACCACTTGGATAATAATTTTTGGTAGAATAAGGAGCTTCTAAAGGAAGACCGACTTTATATCCACTTTTGCCTACTGCGTTGGAACGAAGCTTTTGGGTTCGCAAAGAAGAGTCAGTAGGCGGAATATAATTGGTATGTCCTGAAGTATGATGTGCTGTGCCAGTGGAATAATTGAAAGAGAAATTACGGGTTACTTTCTCAATCGCCCTCGCCCGTTGTATTGCTAAACTCTGGGCAGATTCTGCGGTTCTAAAATATTGATGACGAGAGTTGACATTTTGGTCAGTTGCAGCGGGTTCTTGAGACGGATAAAATAATGGGGGATTTGGACTCTTACCAATAAGCACACCCGAATTATGTGCAGGCATGGCACAGGGATATTGATTTGTGCTGAGGGGACCATAAACCGGCGTAACTATAATATCAGAAAATTGTGTCATTATATCTTATATACACTATATAAAATAAAATATTTATGTCATACTATATCGTAAAATCACTCACGCGGATGCCTTCTTTTGTCTAGGCTTAGTAGGCTTCTTTTCCAACACAACATTTTCCTCTGAATTGGGTGTTGGTGTGGACACAGCCTTCTTTACCCGAGGCTTTTTCTCCTTAACAACTACATTCTCTAGAGGTTCAGGTGTAGGCTCTGGGGTAGCTAAAGGAGGTTCATCTACATAAGGAATACCCGCAGCACTCATTGCAGCCTTTACTGCCTCTGCAATTTTCATTTGTATTGCGAGCTCATGAATAAGATTTTTTCTAGCCTGTGTCTCGCGGATTGTTTCTCTAAAATCATCAAACATTGGGTCATGTTCGCTTATTAAAACGCTAATGATTCTTGGTTTCTTACTACGACTGGCAGCACTATCATTGTAATCTTCCGCCCAATTTTCACACAACAACTCATACTGCTTATCAATCTTTTCTTGGTCAAACCAAAGCTTACCAAAGGGGGCCGACCCAACAATAAATACAGACGAATCGTCATGAAATTCTTGGATGATGATTTTTGCTTCAATGAAATTTTGCTGTTCGGTTATATCAGTTTGGTCAATTATATTAGACGACCGCGCGTTAATATCAGTATTTGCATTAATGTCTGTAGACATGTTAGTAATAATAATAAAACAATCTTTATATTATTATTCTAGATATATTCTTCAGTTTCCTTAATATCTTCGTATAGCCCTCCATGCACTTTGTGCTCCTGAGTTATTATTACCAGCATTGGAATAGTCATTGTAATTCTTGTTAACCGCCTTTTGTTTTAAATAAGTAATATAATCAGACGCATCATAGACATATTTTACGTTGCACGAAGAAGGAGGGATTCCACTACCATCACACCTGCTCTGTATAGCACCAAATCTACCACGAAGACCATTCAATCCAGGGCGACTTTGAAATGTCTGGACATCTCCACCACAAGAATAATCTACGCGACACAAGATATCCCCTGAGTTAGTCACTGCACGAAACGGGGTAATAATACGTCTTTGCTCACCAAGTTGAGAGACATATTTAGTGTTCCATCCATTTCTTAATGTAAAACGAATTTGTGCGTATTGGTCATTATTATCTGTATCATTTACGCCTCGTGCAATAAAGCCAGTAATTCCACCACCGAGGTAAGGCTTTCCTCCAGGTCCATTAATAATCGGGGGGGTATTTCCAATTCCATAAGAACCATTAATAGGATTTTGAAAACCAATAGACGGCATTTTATATATATATACTATGCAAAAAAATAAAACAAAACGTCTAAATTTAGCGACTTGAAAACAAATAAAATATGTGCGTATAATAAATGTTGTATATTTTGATTAGTGCAATTGTTTTGATTATCCTAGATAGCGTTTATTTACATTTGATGAGCGGGTATTTCAAAAAGCAAGTTAAAGCGGTGCAAGGAAGCCCACTTGAACTCAATTTGGTAGGTGCTGCGTTGTGCTATGTGTTTATTATTTTTGGGTTGAATTATTTTATTCTTAAACATAAAAAAAGCGTACATGACGCGTTTTTATTGGGTATAGTAATTTATGCTGTTTTTGAATTAACGAATTTAGCTTTATTTAAGAATTGGCATATTTTATCAGTTCTAATAGATACATTATGGGGTGGCATATTATTTGGTTTAACTACAGGCATCGTCTACAAATTAACGTAGTGCCTAATTTTCAGTAATCAGACGCGTTGATACATTCATAGTTGTCAGTTCTTGCATCATCAATTTACAAGCATAAGGCAACTTAACAAATGCAAAGTCTGTTCTGTTTCCGCAAGTCTTGCACAAGTGAATATGTAGCTCGTTGTTGTACGACGCAATCAAACCACATTTCTTACAAACATGTACTTCGTATTTGTCAGAAACATCGTATAAACGTTCTTTAGTGAATCTTGCAGCGCCATGAGATATCATGCAATCACGCTCCATCTCTCCAAATCTTAGACCACCATCGCGCGAACGACCCTCTGCGGGTTGACGTGTCAAATTCACCATAGGTCCAATTGAACGGCTATGCGTCTTATCATTCACCATGTGCTTTAGACGCTGGTAGAAGACAGGGCCCAAGAATACACTGCATTCCAGTTGTTCGCCAGTAAGGCCGTTGTACATGAGTTCATTTCCGTGCGCTTCATATCCAACCTTTAACAACTCCTTGGAAATGTCATTTACATGAAAGTCGCCGAAAGATGTTCCATCGCCAAACAATCCGAGTGAGACCAAGGTTTTACCCAGAATGGTTTCCTTTAGCTGTCCGATTGTCATACGAGAAGGAATCGCATGTGGGTTGATGATAATATCAGGTTTTACTCCAGAACTTGTGAATGGCATGTCATCTTCAGGAATGATATTGCCCAATGTGCCCTTCTGCCCATGTCTAGATGAGAACTTGTCGCCAATAACGGGTTTTCTTACATTACGAAGACGAACCTTGGCAAAGTTGTAGCCGTCGCCGTTGCGGTCAATGTAATTCTTATCTATATACGTTTCTTCGTCTGTGCGAAAGATTCTGCTTTGGTCTTCATACTTGATGATTTTTGTATGGTCATTTCGGTTCTCTTTAATTGGCGTGACTTTGGCAATAATGATGTCTCGGTTTTCTACAAGAGTGTTTTCAGGAACAACACCTTTGCTATTCACCTTGTTGTAATTGCCGAATTTCATGCCCTTGGTCTTTGTCTGGTCAGGTTTGCAACGAATTTCTTCGTCGCCATTAATCTTTTGCTTGTCCTCATCCTTTTCAGTATGATAAATAGTTGCAACGAACAACCCCCTATCAATAGAACCCTTATTGAACAAGATGGAATCCTCCTGATTGTAGCCAGTGTGAGTCATAATGGCGACGATTACATTTGTGCCAGATGGGATTTTGTTTAATTGAATCATATTCATGACGCGGGTATCTACTAGCGGGCGTGTAGGATAATTTAGCACATACGCCGTCTTGTCCATGCGATTTTCATAATTGGTTACATAGACACCCATCGCCTGTTTGCCCTGTGCACATTGGTAGCAATTTCTAGGAGATTGATTATGCTCAGGGAATGGAATGCAAGACGCAAGAATACCAAACATAGTGCTCGGGTGAATTTCTACGTGGGTATATCTATATATTTGATTAGAACTTGTGCTGGTCAATAAATCGCGTGGTTTGGTTGCGATTAACGCCCAGCTTTGCTCGTCAGGGTCAATATACTCCAACACTGAATTGGGTAAACGGCAGTCAGTAAGCAGGTCATCCCAAACAATTTCGCCACTATTTAATTTGGCGATGTTATCCCGTGTCAGAGTTAATTTGTTGTCCTTCACTCTTAACAACGGACGCGTCAAACGACCGCTATCATTGCATACACGAATTTCCTTCAACTTGTAGTCAAATATAATAGACGTGTAAATATTAATGATGCCCTTGTGCTTCTTATCCTTGAGCATGTGATATAACTCGAGGGGGGCTTCGGTAATACCTACCCACGCACCATTTACAAATACTTTTACAGCCTCATACATATCGCTTGGTTGCATGGTGCGAATATCTGTAATGTGTGGCATAACATATTCGTAAAGCGGTGCCGAGTTAGAATGAATCGTAATGTGAGCCATATAACTCAAATTCTTTACCAATCCAACTGACTGACCCTCTGGAGTTTCCGCAGGACAGAAGTATCCCCAACTCGTATTATGCAACTTACGAGGCGGAATCAATTTACCACTTTTGTCTGCAGGAGTTGAAATACGGCGCGCATGGCTCAAGCTACTGACATATGTTAATCGGTTTAGAACTTGTGCAACCCCCACCTTATTGCTACTTGAGTGCTTTACACCAAAATCGCCTGTAGAAAGCGCGCGTTTGAGACCATTTTCAATCGTAGTAGATTTTATAATCTTGTATATATTTGTCAAGTTTATGATGCGCTCATAGTCATCGGTAGAACGCCACGAGCCGCCGTTAATTTCGCGAATAACTTGCTTCTCCATGTCTTTGACCAATTTATTGAAGTAATTGCGGAACAGATTATTCAAAAGTGTCCCAGTCAAATCCACGCGCTTGTTGATGTATGAATCGCGGTCGTCGGCTTTCGCGTATCCAAATGTCGCTTGAAGCAACTTATTTGTCATGTATCCAAGGAAGTACTTTTTCTGAACGCTGTTTTGGCAATGCGGGAATAGGTCATTCTCCAAAATATCCATGGCAAATTCACGCTTCTTTAATGCGCCGGTCTCCTTGTCCATGTTGATTGGCGTATACATGACGTGTGCCGTAATATGCTTAATCGCATCTTCTTGCGTAAGCCATTTATTTGCATCCATAATAGAAGCCTGCAAGGAGTCGCATAGTTGCGCTTGCTTGTCCTTTTCCACATTCAACAGAATAAGCTCGCAGATTTCCTTGTCCGACAAAACGCCAAGTGCACGGAATACAATAAACAGCGAAACAGGGATTTTTACTCGTGGGATTTGCAATACTATGGAATAACCAAATCCGTTATTCTTTGAACTTACCATCATGTTTATTTGTTTCGGTGAAATGCATTTGAAATCTGGGACCGACTTGATTTCAGCCATCCACGTATATTTAGTGCTATTTTTACTAATGTTAAAACAATATACCTTGTTCTCTGCAGCGCGTTCTTGGCCCAACACAGTCTTCTCCGAACCATTGATAATAAAGTACCCGCCAGCGTCATACTTGCATTCACCAGTGTGGTCATGATTTACGTGTTTGTATTGGTTCAATACGCAAATGTTTGACTTTAACATGATTGGCAGTTTACCAATGTGAATGTTTGGCAGAGTTTTGTAAAACGTCTGGCTGTTTTCAAGGTCTTTGCCGCTTCGCACCACGTATTTAATATTCATATCAACATTCATGGCAGACGAATACGTGAAATTGCGCAGGCGCGCTTCTTGGGGGAACATTAGCTTTGTCGCGCCATTGTTCTCATGTATTTGTGGTCTGTAAAGATGAAAGTTTTCAAATGTTACGAATATTTCTAGCGCGTATTTACCACTCTTTGCATCATAATCATGCTCAGATGCAATGTGAACCGGGTTAAACATCTCAATCGTTTTAATAATTTGACATGATACAAAATTATTATACGATTCTAGCTGATGTCTTACCAGACGCTCCAGATGGTGCCCCTTGAAGTATGACTCAATAATACTCCAAGGCTCCTCAATATATTGACTCGTTTCTATGGACATGTTGTCTCCTTTTGTTGACTCCATAGATGAGTTGCTATTAGAATCAATTTATTTTTATATTCTTTTCATAACAATCATATGTATGCTTTGCCTTTTGCGTTGCTTTAGCTCGTTTCGTTTATAATTTTGTTTTCTAATATAAAATTATGTCCAATCATAAAACAATTAAGATTAATCCTGAATTATTTTCATTAACGAAACAAAAGAAAACCAAGCCAGAGGCAGGTCAAGCAAAAACAAAAAAGAATACAGCCTTTAAACCCAATAATTTAAAAAACAAACTATTAGAACGTATTAAAGCACACAAGAATAAGGAGGCAAATTTGGGCGATTCATCTGAAAAATCATCCTCTGCAACGGATTTTGAAGCACAATCCGACGAATTTAACGATTCCATGGCTTACTTGTCTAGTCTTGCAAAACAATCAAAGGAGACGTCAGATAGGAATGCATATATTCAAAATACGCAAAATGCCATGGCCAATGCGCGCGCAAAACCAAAGACATTAAAAAACTATGATGCATCGCCAAGCGCGGGATTACATGTAGAGCTTGAATTACCCGAAGGTTTGAAAGAGACACCGATGGTATTTCACACACCTATACCTACAAATGACCCACCGATAACATTAACTCCACCAAATCCCAAGTACCTAGTTAATGATAATGTTCCATATGGTTGCTTAAAAGGCGGAGTTAAGCCGACATTTAAGACATGGAACAAAACCCAAAGACAACAACCATCTGTAGAGAAACCATCGTTGAATATAAACACCTCTTCGCTGGGAGGGTCTTCCAATACTACACTTAGAGAGACAAAAATGAAAGAATTAAAGGAGAAAATGCGTCGGAAACAACAATCTTTAGAATTTGTACAACCGCCTCCCACTCCAATTTCCACACTCAAACCACAACCAGCACCGCAACCAGCACCCGAGCCAGAGAGAAATATGGATGTTGCGCAATTGGTCCAAGAAGTTCCAGCCATGATTATGACTGATACAGAACCAGCGATTCAAACTAACGCACCTATTACACAAAATGTGCAGACAAGCGGCGGTTCAAAACGAATTAAAAAGACCATTAAAAGAACATATACGTTGGGTAAATCAAAGATACATAAAAAGGTGGGTATATTAATTAAAGATAAGAACACGAGAAAACGAGTATTAAATGCACAACGCGATATTAAACGACACGGGATTAATGATATTAAACAATATTTACGTACTCACGGATTAATGAAGGCTGGCAGTAGTGCGCCAAATGATATTATACGAAAAATATATGAATCGGCCATGTTGTCGGGTGAAGTAACAAATCAAGATAAGGATATTTTGCTTCAAAATTTTTTGAAGGAAAAAGATGAATAATATTACATGATACCACCGACTTATAGATTCATACAAGTTGCAAAAATTTTGCTAGTAACTAGATACGGGTCGCAATTTGCGGCGGGTCGTCTGTCTTCAAAATATCCACATTGATTTTTTATGGTATCATTGCCTCTTCTTATGGATGCGCCACGATTTGCAATACCATCCGTAAATACATCATACGACGCGGTTTCGCATTCACCTGTCATACGGAGACGATTATCTTCGCCATATACTTCCATATGTTCCGCGTGTTTATGCGACAATCTTACTATTGCCTCGTTGATATGTTCAAGTCCTGTCTTGTTGTCCCCTCCTTCGCGCATTTTTTTGGTGCTAAAATTGGCATGACATCCAGAGCCATTCCATTTATTGAAAAAAGGAAGTCTCCATCTAGTAAGCAATGGTTTAGGGCTGAAATCAATGATAATATCATACTTTTCAGACAACTTGTGCAATAAATAGCGTGCCATCCATAAATGGTCACCTTGTTCAATACCTACACAGGGACCAATCTGAAATTCCCATTGTCCGGGCGCTACTTCCGCATTGATTCCACAAATTTGTATGCCAGCCATTAAACATACACTAAGATGTTCTTCTGCAAGTTTACGTCCAAATGCGTTCTCCGCACCAGCACTGCAATAATATTGACCTTGCTCTGCATTGTCATTTGATGGAAACCCTAATGGGAGATTTGTATTCCTATCAAACATAAAGTATTCTTGTTCTAGTCCAAACCATGGCTCTTCTTCTAAGGCTTGATTGAAAATTTTCACAGCTCCATTGCGATGATTATGTTTTGTCGGCTCACCATTCGGCAAAAAGGTTTCGCACAACACCAATTTGTGATAAATGCAAGAATCTGGGCGTGTTGTGCTAATATTCGCGCACTCCGAAAAATCGTAATCAAATATACGACACGGCTTCAAAATAATTTCCGATTCACGTCCGCTTGCCTGATATGTAGAACTTCCATCATAATTCCAATTGGGCGCCTCCTCAATGTTCGTTATCCTTCCTCTCATAACACGCGTCTTGCTTCTTACATTATTTTTACCATCAATCCAGACATATTCTAAAAGCGTATTCACCATAATATAATTATTTTTATTATATTTAATATAATTTTCGTTAAATATTCATTGTTCTAACTCTAATAATTAATCAAACCAATCTAAACATATGATATAATATTAATATATCATATATTTTTCTCTCATGGTTCTACTAGTAGAAGAATATTTTGAATTAACTAATAAATACAAGGCAATTTATGGCGAAAATACTATTGTCTTAATGCAGGTCGGTGCCTTTTTTGAGGTTTACGGCACAAAAAAAAATACAACGGCTAGTTCCATCCATGACTTCTCTCGCATTTGTGATTTGAACATTGCAAATAAAAACACATGTATTGGACAAGACTCGGTCATTATGGCGGGGTTCAAGGAGAATTTTATTGAGAAATACCTGAACAAAATTCAGGCCGCTGGTTTTACCGCCATCGTCTACGTTCAGGACGAACAAGAAAAGAATACCACGCGTAGTTTGGCGGGTATTTTCTCTCCCGGAACGTATTTTTCATCCGACCCAGCCATTCTTACAAACAATACTATGTGCTTGTGGATAGAATATTTTGAACCTAAAATGAAGATTCTTCGCGGAAAACGAATTGATGTCGGCATGGCAAACATAGATATTTTCACTGGTAAGACCAATGTATTTCAATTTTCTGAAATGTATGCCAAGAAAAATCCAATTACATATGATGAACTAGAGCGGTTCATTTCCATATACAACCCAAACGAAATTATCATTATAACCAATCTCTCTGCACACGAGGTGGAAGAGGTTATTCAGTACGCCAATATTGAAAGCCGTTCAATACACAAGGTCTTTTTGCGGGATGATGTAGATACCACCTCAAAACATGAAACCATGGCAAAGAAGTGCGAGAAGCAAACCTATCAAAAAGAGATTCTCCAACGCTTCTACCCCAAAATGGATTTTAATCAGTTTATTCAACTATGCTACGAAAACACGTCCTCCATTCAGTCGCTTTGTTTCTTATTGGATTTCGTGTTTCAACACAACCCTTTCCTAGTGAATAAAATCAGCGAGCCCGTTTTTGAAAACATCTCCGAACGTCTCATCTTGGCGAATCACTCCTTGAAACAACTCAACATCATAGACGACAATTCGTTCCACGGCAAATATTCATCTGTCTTAAAAATGTTGAACGTCTGCATTACTCCCATGGGAAAGCGTGAGTTTCATTCTGTCTGCTTGAACCCTATTTCAAATAGCACAAAATTACAAGCCGAATACGATATTACGGAGTATTTGCTGGCCAATAATTATCCCTATAACAAATTATATGCCTTGTTGGACGATATACAAGACATTTCAAAGTGGTCGCGTCAAATCATCCTGCGAAAAATCAGTCCAAAAATATTCTACCAGCTTTCCGACAATCTTAAAACCATTCAAGCAATGCAAAACTTTGTATCCAAAGACGCACGTCTAACAGAATATCTGCGAAACAAAATTGGTCCTAACTTTGAAAACGTCTCTCAATATTGCAAAAACATTGAAACCTTCTTGCACAAAAGCTTTGAATTGGAATTGTGCAAGGACATTGACGACGTACGGAATTTTGACGTGAATTTTATTCAACAAGGCGTAAGTATTATGTTAGACGAACTCTCACAAATCTATCTAGAGTCGGTGGATAAGTTGAACTCTATACACGCTTATTTGAATGACCTGGTCGCTGCTGCCGAAAAGAAGTCAAAAACTGCGACAGAGTACATCAAAATCCACGAGACTGAAAAGAACCAGTTCAGTCTCATTACTACTAAGCGACGTTCAACGCTGTTATTGTCCGCGTTGCCAAATGCGTCGGTTGAATTAAAATATGTATCGTCGTTCAATCAAAAGGAGAATACCTTCACGCTGGACAATATGAAAAATGTGGTAGAATTCAACGCACAAACGGCAGCGAATAATAGCATCTCATCGCCTCAACTGAATTCGTTGTGTAGGACGATTACGAGTATCAAGGGCCAATTAAAAGACGCAGTATCCAAGATATATTTGGAGTGCATGGAGAAGGCTGAAGGTTTCTTGAACGACTTGGATGTATTGTGCCAGTTTGCAACCTACGTTGACGTCTTGTATGCAAAAACGGCGATAGTGAATCGTTATTATTTATGCAAACCAGAAATTGAGGAAAGCGCACCCAAGGCGTTTTTGGATATCAAGGATTTACGTCATTGTTTGATTGAGAATTTACAGCAGAATGAGATTTATGTCGCGAACGATATTATCTTGGGAAAGGAATCGGGAGAGAACGTGCAAGAAACAGACGGCATCTTATTGTACGGCACCAACGCGGTAGGCAAAACCAGTTTTATTCGCGCCATTGGCATTGCAGTCATCATGGCCCAAGCGGGGTTATATGTCTCAGCGTCTCGCATGTGCTACAAGCCATACACCTCTATTTTTACGCGAATTTTAGGGAATGATAATATATTCAAGGGTCTCTCTACATTCGCAGTGGAGATGTCTGAATTGAGAAATATTTTATTGATGGCGGATAAAAATAGTCTGATTTTGGGCGATGAACTCTGCTCGGGGACGGAAAGCATCTCGGCGATAAGCATTTTTGTAGCAGGGATACAGCTAATGCACCACGTCCAAAGCAGTTTTATTTTTGCGACGCATTTGCATGAGATTGTGAATTATAGTGAGATATGCGAAATGAAGAGATTGGCTTTAAAGCACATGGAGGTCATTTACAACAAGGAGACGGATACGCTTGTGTATGACAGAAAGCTCAAGGATGGTTCTGGTACAAACACATATGGTTTGGAAGTGTGTAAATCATTGAATTTGCCTCAGGCATTTATGGAGCAGGCGCATTCCATCCGAATGAAATATAATCCCGAGACTGCGTCCATTCTCTCTTTAAAAACGTCTCATTTCAACGCGAAAAAAGTGATAGGTTTGTGTGAAAAATGTGGTGCTAATATGGGAGCAGAGGTACATCATTTACAACATCAGTCAAACGCGGACAGCAACGGCATAATTCATGCGTCAAACGGGTCAGTGTTTCACAAGAATCATGTAGCCAATTTGATGACGTTGTGCGAAATGTGCCATGATATGATGCACCAAGAGAAGACGGAACATGTTAAGCGACGCACAAATAAGGGTGTGGTATTGTCTGCATTATAGTAATGCGTTTATAGTATTAATTTATAATAATTATTATCATAAAATGGAAACATATAACACCAAATATGGGGATATTTCGCTATTAAAAAACGAACGTTTTATTGGATGGGACTTTAAACACGGGCAATATTGGGATGAGAATACATTATTAGCATTGAAAAAATATATTGACCCAAATCGTAATATTTTAGAAATAGGAGGACATTGTGGAACATCCACTATTGTTTATTCTTCTTTTTTGAAAAATGATAAAAAGGTCTTTGTATATGAACCCCAACACATGATGTATAATTTATTATGTCGAAATATAAATCAGAATTTTTTACAGAACAAAATCATCCCTGCTAATTTAGGTGTATTTTGTTATGAAGGTACTGGAAAAATGAATGGTATTGATTTGGACGGCGGTGGCGGCGATGTATCGAAAAGATATAACGAAGAAAGTCATTTAGAATGTAATTTTGGTGGTATTGGATTAGGTAATAATGGCGAAGTTATAAATATGACAACCATAGATAACATGAAATTAGATGATATTGGATTTATTCATTGTGATGCACAAGGCTCTGAAAATTTTATTTTTTCCAAAGCAATAGAAACTATTACAAGATGTAGACCTGTTATATACTATGAAAATAATGAATGTCATGCAAAATACTTATATGATAATGTATGCAAGGCATACCCAGAATATAAAGAAGAAAGCAAATTTGACATAAAAAAATATTGTATGGAGAAATTAAATTATTCTAGCTATATTGATAAATTTAATGGCAGCATTGATACATTATTAATTCCATATCATATACAGCTACCTATAAGATTAGAAGATTTTGAAAAGAGAATTTTTTCTCAAAATGGAGAGGATGGTATTACCATGAAATTAATTGATATGATTTATGAGAATAATGATAATAAATTTTATGTCGAATTTGGGGTTGCAGATGGTGTTGAATGTAATACAAGAATCTTGAGAGAAAGGTATAATTGGAAGGGTTTACAAATGGATGGTGGTAATGAAAATTACAACATTAATTTAAGAAAAGAATTTATAATGAAAGAAAATATAGTAGAATTATTTAAAAAACATAATGTTCCGCAACATATAAACTTATTATCTGTTGATATTGATTTTAACGATTTTTATTGTTTAAAAGAAATATTAGCTAATTATACGTGTGATATAATTATTTGTGAGTATAATGCAACCCATTTAGTAAATGAAGATAAAGTTATAATTTACGATAAACATGGAAAATGGGATGGTTCAAATTATTTTGGTGTATCCTTATTAGCATTGGATAAACTCGGTAAAAAATATAATTATACATTAGTTTATTGCAATAAGAACGGAGTGAATTGTTTCTTTGTTCATAATGATATAATATCTTTAAAAAATATAAAAATTCAAAGTATGGGTGATATTAGAAAAATATATAGGAAGGCACAATATTCTAATGGCCCTAATGGTGGGCATCCACAAGACCCACATAATAGAAAATATATTACATTTGATGAAGCAATTAATTTATAAATTACATATTTTATACTTTTGCATTTGTTAAAATAAAATATATTACAAAAGATACATAGATATATATTTTTGTAATATATAGATTAATTGATGGCATATAATTTAAGACAAAATAATTATCTTTATCCGGACCCTGAATTTTTACGTAAAACCATTCGTTCTTGTTTGCCAAGTAAAAAGACGCGCACAAACTCTGACATCAGAGTAGCCGTGCAATTGTGGCGCAAAGACCCAGTTAATACTGCGGTTATTTATGGACATATCAGTGAGTGGGATACATCCAATGTAACGGATATGAGTCGGTTGTTTTCTGACTATACAAAATTTAATGACGACATTAGCTATTGGGACGTCTCAAATGTTACTACGATGGCGGGCATGTTCTATTTTGCGAAACATTTTAATCAGGACATTGGTGGGTGGAATGTATCAAATGTAATCAATATGGATAGTATGTTCTTGGGAGCTATATCCTTCAACCAAGATATTAGCAAGTGGAATGTAACGAATGTTTCCGATATGCAGCACATGTTCGCGGGAGCTGAATCCTTCAATCAGAATATTGGCGTGTGGGACGTATCAGACGTTATCAATATGGATAGCATGTTTGAGAGTGCTTATTCCTTCAACCAATATATTGGCAAATGGGATGTAACAAATGTTCTTAACATGGATGGTATGTTTTATAGTGCCATCTCCTTCAATCAGAATATTAGCGGGTGGGATACAACGAATGTCATAGATATGGGGGCTATGTTTGGCGAGGGTTGTCCAATACATGATGATAACAAACCCTAATTCTTTTAATTTGTGGGTTTATATTTTTTTAGTAGTTATATATAGATATAAATTGATGGCTAATAATCCCTTGGTTGAGAATCGCTATCAATCGGTGCTTGCTATGAATAGCGTCGCAAGACAAAAAGGATTTATGAATCTTCCAACGGGTCCAGCTTTCATGAGTGCAACTATTGGGTCCTATCTACCAAAGGGCAAGTTGTATCGGACGGACGAAGACATACATCAAGCAGCTCAATTGTGGTGTAGGAATCCTGCTGGTGCAGAGAACCTTTACGGACATATCAGTAAATGGAATACATCCAATGTAACAAACATGAGAAGATTATTTGAACTTTGCCCACGATTTAATGACGATATTAGCGAATGGGATGTATCTAACGTAAGGGATATGGGATACATGTTTGCATCTGCCCCTAATTTTAACCAACCAATTGGTCGTTGGAATGTATCAAATGTTACTAGTATGGATGGTATGTTCTTTGGAGCTACGTCATTTGACCAAGATATTGGAGAATGGAATGTATCAAATGTTACAGATATGTCATTTATGTTTGAGGGCGCCGAATCATTCAATCGTGATATTAGTAGATGGAACGTATCCAAGGTTAAAGAGATGCATAGAATATTTGATAGCGCTGTATCATTTAACCAAGATATCAGTAGGTGGGATGTATCAAATGTGAAAAATGCATGGAATCCATTTTTGGAATGCCCGATTTTAGATAGGTACAAGCCGAGATTTCCTAGAAAAAGACGACGCAATAGTTTGGGGGGTAGAAAACATATAACAATGCGCAACTCTCGTAAAGGTCGTAGTAAAAACAAGAGAACGCGCAAGAGTAGACGAGGACCTAAAATATAATGATAATTCAAATGTGTATGCTGAGACCGATATTCGCAATCCATGGAAGGATTTAGGTATTAGGTGTTGAAAACTAGAATAATATTATATACGTAATATATAATATTATATATGTTTTTTCCAACTGATGATGATTATATAGATAAAGCAGATGATAACACAATAATAGGATACAATGTTGACGAGATACCAAGGAAAGAGTCCCAATGGTACCAAAGTTATTGGGATAATATAGTTGGTGTATGGGGTGCAATAGAACGTACATTTGATGCAATGCATGAGCTCTACGCAGCTGATACTGGCATTACTATTTCTGATAAGGCTACAAAGAACATTATAGACGACTATAAAAAACTAATCTATGAAAATTTTTTAGATTATGACATTAATGACGAGTGTTGTTCACTAACTGGGATGCATGTTGAAATGTGTGGCGCTGAAGGTAGTCAATATGCATGTTCAGAACTTAGTGATACTGCTGGTTCCCAATCACAAACAGAAAAAGTAGGAGCACAAACAACTACCGGACTTTTAGTTAGGATGGGTACTGCCGAGAGTGGTGGAACACTAGATAGTAGTGTAAGTCGGGGTACTATTAAAAAATCAATTCAAAAAATTATTGAAGATGCAATTAAAGAAGAAAAAGAAGAAAAAGAAGATGCAGAAGCAGAAAAAGAAGATGCAAATGCAGGAGCAGAAGCAGAAAAGGAAGATGCAAATGCAGAAGCAGAAAGTGATTCTGAAAGTGAAGTTAAAGTAGCGTTACAATCTGTAGCAACAACCATCCTGTCTAAGCGGTTTAAAATAGAAAAAATAGATGTAGGAAAATTACTTGCTGGAGGGGATGCCAGTAAGGTGTATAAGTTAATCGCAGCCATTCTTTATCAACAAAATGTCGTGATAGATGTGCGAAATGGAGCATCGCGTGGGAAAAGTAATGAAGGACAAATGAAAGAAGTTTGGGGGTCACTTATTACAAATTATGCTAAAAGCGCGGAGGCTAAATGTTATTTGTGTGGTGGTCAAATTGTGCCTTGTAAGCCTCCTACTCGTGAGGGAGAACGACAAGGGGGGCAGCCTGAAATGGAACACAAGCTACCATGTGCAGTATTTTATGCAAAATTTGTCTTTATTTATACATGCTTTGCCAATGAACTAACACAATGGAGAACATATGTAGCGAAACTAGACGAAACAGACCTTAAATATATACGGCTTAAGGAGTATTATATACTTATGAATTCAAGTGCAGGACCATTTAATAAGCCTCAGTTGGATGACATGTATGATACAATAAAAACTAATTTTTTGAATAGTTTTGATAAGTTAAAATTCGTTCAAACGCGTCTTAATTTGTTCACAGGCTTCATATTACCAGCATATCTCAGTGAATTTGCCTACTCTCATCATGTGTGTAATCAATTAAAAAGCAACCATGACCTTAGCGACCCAACCAATTTAGATAATTACTATATAGGACTTGAAAAGATATTGGATATGGGTGGTGAAAAATGTAATAAAATAGCATCCACGGGGATACTACAACCTGCATGTATAAATGATGGAATTTGCAACGAAGAGAGAGTGGCAATTAATGCAGGGATAACAGGAACAGGAAAAATAGACTTGAGAAAAGAAAACGTAAAAGCCCAAATGGTCTCGTTAAATGAGTATGCTGGTGCTTATGCAGATGCGTCAAAATATACAGAAAAGCGCATGATATTGCACACAATCAAGGAAACCATAAAAACGATGAAGGTTCCGACTTTAAAAGGAAAAGTCACAAAAAAGGCGGCAAGACAAATGAATGCGCAGGCGCGGGAGGTTGCCCAAGATTTACAACCAATTATGGAGGGGGTTGAACGATTCTTGGACCAATTGAACAAAGACACAATCCGCCCACCGCTCAGAGCCCGATCACTAGATAGTGCCAAGGAGAGAGTACGTGCATATTTAGATAGAATGGAGGAAATTTTTGGAAATGCATATGATACACCAAGTAACATAGCATCTCAACTAAAAAATCCATATGTATCTCCTAAAACCAAATTACGAATATACACCAATACAGATAAATATTATAGTATATTAGATGCGATTTTAACTGACATCAATCGTAAAATGAGTGCATTAAATATACAATATGTTTCTAATGATGATGATAAGGAAAATGGTGTGATAATAGAGGAATGTACTGAATTTATAAAGTCTTTTAATCAGATGTTAAAAAAGTATGAAAAGAAAATTCCTGAATGGAAGACACTGGAGCAGAGCGCATTAAAGGCGGAGGGTGTTGCAATGACTGAGCCTGGTTTTAAACCAGGCGGAGGGTATGAATTAACTGATCAGGAGAAAGCAATATTGGCGACAGCGGCAAGACAGCAGGCAATGAATACCGCCCGCGAACAGACACGAGGAGCTGATGATGCATCGCGACATGAGGAACGTCGGAAGCAGTCAGGTGATGTAATGCGGGATGAAGCAGGAGGTGGCAGAAGACGACAAGTCAGAAAAACGCGCAAACTAAAAAGACAACCGCGAAAAACCACCAAGCGAGGCGGCCGAGGAAAGAGGTCAATGAAACGCAAATATAAGTCACGCAAGAACACTAGACGACGTTAAACTTTGGGTGATTTCTCTCTACTATTGATTCCAGATTTATAAAATATGTAATGACATAACATATTTTATAAAATAATTGAATAGTTTTGTTGTATTCAACAACAGGTAAAATATCAAAATGGGAAATATTATATATAACGCAAGCACGAGAACACATGTCAATCCAAGTGAGTGTTGTATTTGCAAGAAAAAAATTGGCATCTATAACACAAGACTACAATGTGTTCATTGCAGGACATTTGTACACTCCGCATGTGATATGATTGGCGTTGAAAGCAATTATAGTGTGTGTCCGCTTTGTGAACGCGTAGGCACACTTTGTTTGTATAGACCCTATTCAAAAACGGAAGAAGTTGTATAAAAATTATAAATATTACGTGAATATAATGTAAATTCTGTTTTTTGCTGAGTGTCACTTTAGCATCTAAAGGCTGATGCAAATACACCGACGGCGACGATTCCTAAGGCCATCCCCATATGGTAATTATATTGCATAGCTTTATACATTTGAAGCCATGCACGCACTTCTACTTGATTACTAACATGGTTCAACATCCAATCAGATTTGGGCGATAACATATAGTAGAAATAGTTGGTCAAAAAAGTGGTTGCAGTCGCCATGCACACCAATCCGGTTGCACTCATTTTTACCTTCTTAATTTGTATATAGTAAAAGATGAGGCAGAGAGAAAGTAGGAGGCCGAGCCCGTAGCCATAGTAGCTGATAGACCTTCTCTCTTGTGATATTTTTTCATATCGTTTTTGCAATTCGGGCGATAACATTTCCTTATAGTGCTTCACTATTGCGTTCTTGTCCGTCATGTGATAAAAATATATCATTCCAATGACAAATACCGCGGATATCATACAGCTAATTGAGCAAGCCATTATATATTATGCAAACAAAATAATATAAATATTGATTGTTATTTATATTATCATCAATCATGTCCAACACACAACTTATTGCGAGCTTAATGAAAATTGAAATGCATAATCTCAAAAATGTTTGTCCAATTATGTACAAGAGATGCCGTAATACGGGTTCCGCGAATTTTATTCCTTTCAATAATGTTCATGAAACCGAAACCCGTATTTGTTTCTCTAATATTTATTTTATTAACGGATATAATCAATATATTCCCTTGTTATCACATATACAAGCAAAGTATAATGTGAAAAATATTGTGGAATGTTCTGCAAAGTGCAATGCATTAAAGTGCAATAACGTAGAAATTTTATAATGTAGTATTTAGACGATAATTATAATAGTTTAATTATTCAAAACTGAATGGTGGGTGGGACATTTTGAATACGCTTCAGCAATTGCACATTTTCACCCGTTATCTTTTTCAACTCATTCAGGCGCTTTATTCTTAACAAGCGTTGCTTAAATTCCTGTGTATCCTTAACATGTTTGGATAACTTATTATCAATGCTGGATTTTTGAATTACTTTGGCAATATTCATCAACATTTGGATATTCTCTTGCTGTATTATCCTATCTTTAACCATCCTACCCGCTAGTCTTCTATGGTCGTTAAATGGCATTCTTCTAGGAGTAGAATTATCAATAGTAGGCAACATATTTTTGACTCGTTCTACATGCTGTTCGTATAAAATTTTGTCATATGATTTTCTTTCACCTGACAACATATATACATGTATGAAAATATTTTATACATGTATTTTTTTAAATTTATATTATTATATCTGATAGTGTTATTTTACCACCATAATTGTCCACCTAATCCATATTTATTCAGTAGCGCTTCGTAGTATGGCCATACTTTATCAACATCTATTTTATTATCACTGCTCTTTGTATACAAATCAAATACATTAAATTTTTTAACCCATTCTTTCATTACAACATCATTTTCATTACATAAATGTTCATATGCGTTATATGTATGCCAAGAATATGCTGAATGGTACCGAATCATAGCCAATCCTTCATCGGGAATAAGCGCTTTATTCGCAACTAACATACGATACATATATTCGTCATGCCCCCAAGAAAATTTCAGTTTATCAAGACCACAATGCGGATAATATATTCCATATTTGGTATTATATAATTTGTTTGACATATCTGTATTCAACTTATTGAATTCAGGAAACACAATTTGTTCAGGAATTGCGCAACCACATACGAATGTATCGCCTCCTAATGACCATTGTTGTCCACGATGGTCATAGCCATTTTGTCCATCATCATCGCTTCCCCATAAAAACATTATTTTTCCAACATCATGCAATAATCCAACAATTTGAAACCATTCTGGATGTCCAGCATTTCGAATACCTTCTGCAGTTTGTAATAAATGAAATAAATTCGGAATTTCCAAATCAGGGTCAGACGCATCTACGTATGATTCAAGTTTATGAAATGCCTCTAAAATCGTCATTTTTTTATTTGGGTCATTAAATGTATATTTTGCAGCCATTTTATCATAATGTGCAATTGTTTGTTTGCTTCGCATATTCAAATAATGTTCAATCACACGAGGTGTTGCGTTATCATAATTACGAAATTTATCGGCTTCCATAAATTAAGTATAGATAATAATATGTGTTTTGTTATTTGAATATTTTCAAACAATCTTGGATACAATATATCCAAAACTAAATCCAAAGAGAGCAAAATATCCAACATAGCCTGCATTTAACGGCACATGTGTTGCGTATGCGCCCCAGCGGTTATTTCTTTTTTCAACTGCATAACAATATCCTTTGTATGCACCAATAAGAGCTCCCGACAATGGAATAATATTATTAATAGTATTTGGTATAAAAATCCCCATAATATAAGGTATATATATATTATTTATATTGTTATAATTTAAAAATATCAAGGCATAAAATAATACAATATGATAAACTGCGTTATTTTATGTGGTGGTTCGGGTTCAAGACTTTGGCCACTCTCTAGAGAGAAATTGCCCAAGCAATTATTGCCTCTGGTAAATGAGTATACCATGCTACAAAATACGATAATGCGGTTTAATAAATTAACCGCGACGATGCCGATGCGTTTCACTATTATTTGTAATATAGAGCACGCTTTTTTGGTGCAAACTCAAATTAATGATTTGCAACAGCCAGTTCAGGCGACTATAGTAGCCGAGCCGATGGGACGTGATACTGCTCCAGCTGTCGCAATTGCCACCCTATTAAGCAAGCCAGACGATACCACTTTAATTGTGCCATGCGACCATGTATTTGACGATGATAAGTTCGTTGAATCGGTTCAAGCGGGTCTTCCTCATTGCAAGAATAACATTGTTACTTTCGGTATTACCCCCACCTGCGCCGAAACAGGATATGGATACATTAAAACTGACATAGCTACAAATGCGACAATTGAATTTGTAGAAAAGCCCAATTATGAGATTGCGTGTAAATATGTTGCTGCCGGAAACTACTATTGGAATGCAGGCGTATTTTTGTTTAGAAACAAGGACATGCTAGAATGTTTTGCTAAATTTGCACCAGATACACTAGCCTTGTGTAAAACCACGCTAGAATGTTCGCCAACTATTATGGGAATTATACAATTATCCAAAGAGACGTTCTGCAAATGCACACTGATTTCAATTGATTACGCAATTATGGAAAAATTATGTAAAGACACTGACAACAACTCTGTGAAAGGTATAACTATTCCATACAAACATTTATGGTGTGATGTTGGGTCGTTCAAGTCGTTGCACGAGCTCTTGTTGCAGGGCGGTGAAAATATTCAACCCTATACAAAGCATGCAAATAACATAGTAAAGGGCGATGTTATATTGCACGAAACAAATAACAGCTACGTTGAAACGGAAAACGCGATGGTTGCATTAGTTGGCGTGGATAATTTAGTTGTTGTTAACACTCGTGATGCATTACTGATTTGCGACAAAAATAAATCGCAAGATGTGAAACATGTCGTAAACGCACTAAAGACCCAGAATCGGGTTGAACGAATTTGCCATGCAAAGGTTTATCGGCCGTGGGGATGGTATTGCAACATAGAGGGCAATGATACCAGTGGATTCAAGGTGAAGCGTATTGCAGTATATCCTGGTAAAAAGTTATCCCTCCAAAGCCACGAAGAGAGAAGCGAGCACTGGGTGGTTGTAAAGGGCAACGCAAAAGTGCAGGTGGGACATGACCTGTTGATTCTACATGCGAATCAACACGTATATATTCCTAAGAAGACGCTACATAGAATGGAAAATATCGGAGAAGAATTATTAGAGTTTGTAGAGACGCAAATTGGCGACTACTTGGGCGAGGATGACATTATTCGGTATGAGGACGATTTTGGTCGTGTATAAAGTGAACTTTATTAGTAATGTGGTGTTTTTGCCAAATTTTTTTCTAATAAAAAATGTAATATGACTACAATGAATGTTTCTAATAAAAAAACTAAAATCGTTTCAATGTCGGAACCATACAAAAATATAATTTATAGTTTAGTAAGAGCTAAAGAGTCAAACTTCTTTACTGAAGAGAATTTTTATATATTGCATTGGCTCTATCGCATAAGAAAAGAAAAATGTAGTAGAGGAATACGAATCGGATTCATCCAACCAGATTTTCTGTGGGTTATTTTTAGACCAATGATGCAAAGTAAGAAGCTGTGGAGAACCAATGATGATATTAGAATAGCCGTAAATCTCTGGTGCAGTAATCGTGTTGAAGCCGAAGAAAAATATGGTCATATAAGTGATTGGGATGTGTCCAGTGTGACGGACATGAGTAAGCTGTTCATGGACAAGATAGAGTTCAATGATGACATGAGTAGGTTGTTCATGGACAAGGCAGGGTTCAATGATGACATTAGTTGCTGGAACGTGTCAAATGTTACTAACATGAGTTACATGTTTTACGGAACAAGTGGATTCAACCGCCCTATTGGGAATTGGAACGTGTCAAATGTTACTGACATGAGGAGCATGTTTATGTGTGCCCATTCCTTCAATCAACCGATTGGGGATTGGGACGTGTCCAAGGTTACCGACATGGATAGCATGTTTTTTGGTGCAAAGGTGTTCAATCAACCTATTAAAAATTGGAATGTATCCAAGGTCACCAAGATGAATCACATGTTTTGTTGTGCCCATTCCTTCAATGAACCGATTGGGAATTGGGAAGTATCCAATGTTACCAACATGGCTTTCATGTTTAGTATGGCAGATGTCTTCAACCAAGCTATTGGGGATTGGAATGTATCAAACGTGACCAATATGAAGGGCATGTTTAGTAAAGCACTTGAATTCAACCAACCAATTACAAATTGGAATATTGATAGATTAACGGATGACCCGCAATATTTATATGAATTTTATTAATAATTAAGAATAAGTTTATAACTAAATAAAAAATATAACCTTATAATCATGTTTAATTTATAAAAAGTATAAATTAAATTAATTATTGGAGTTTGTAGAGACGCAAATTGGCGTCTACTTGGGTGAGGATGATATTATTCGGTATGAGGACGATTTTGGTAGGGTATAGATTTCACTCTATACTTATTTACGGCTTTTGCGAGAACGAGTGCGACGACGAACCGATTTTGCGATTGAACGTGTCGCGCTAGATGCTTTATTTAAAGTATATTTTGCACCCGTCTTTAAAGTATCAAAAATACCTTCTAAACCTTTTTGAACGACTGGTGCCGATTTTTTTGCAAGATAGGAAACATCCGACCCTAGTTTTTCTGTTTGTGTCTGAATAACGCTTGCAGTCTTTTTAATAAGATTTTTACCAACCCTTGCAGTTTTACTGGCCATTTTAGACAACTTCTTGGTGATTTTTCCTTTTTTCATAGAACGATTTCTCCGTGTTTTACGCGCCATATGTAATATATGTATAGATTTATTTTGTAGTAATAGTATAATGGGAAATAAACCTTCTATACTAAATGCGATAAAACAAGCTCCATTACCTCCACCGGTTCGTGCCGCATTGTCTGACCAACCAGCTCCTCCGCCTCCGCCTCCTCCTCAACCAATTGGACCACCTCCAGGATATCTAAACTCTATGGAACAAGGAAGTTGGGACATATATACTCAGTTGGAAACAACGCAAGAAATGGCAGGCCTAAAGTTAGATCAGTTCAATAGTTTTTGTAATTCATCATATACTTCAAGTGAAACGTTAAATAAACAATGCAATAATTTAACAGAATATAACTGCAAGCAAGTAGGATGTTGTGTTTTTACGAGTAATAAAAAATGTGAGGCAGGCGGACAGAATGGTGCAACCTATTCTCCGAATTTAGATTATTACTATTATCAAAATAAATGTTATGGAAACAAGTGTCCTAAATAACATGCATTGCATCATATTCCAGTGAACAATTGAAACGTCAGCATTTGGCAATTTCAAATAAAATTGATTTAAATATATAAAAATACATGATATAATATAGAAGTGCGATGATTATCCCAATAAAGTGTTTTACTTGCGGAAATGTTCTTGCGAACAAATATAGATATTATTTAGAAGAAGTGCGTAAAAGAAAACTCTCAGATAAAAAAATGGAAAATATTGAGGTAGATAAAGTATTGTATTTGACAAAGGAATTCCACGAAAAGACACATGAAGGCCATGTCTTGGATGAAATGGGGCTTACAAAGATGTGTTGTCGTCGTCATATGTTGACGCATGTTGATATTGAATAAATAATGATGCGCGCATCTGGTTGGTCGGTTTATATAAAAATTAAGTGAATGTTCATATTTATTTCTTTTGAATATATATGAAGAATATGAAGAAAAGTAAACGTAGAAATTCGTCGTTAAAATCCCGTCGTCGCCGAACACAAAAAGTATGGAAAATGCGTGGTTGTTCATCAAGAGGTTCCATGGTTTGTACAAAGTGCCATCACAGATGTAATAAGAATGGAATGTGCCCAATATGTCGGCATAAATGTAGCTGTGGAAAATCCTCGCGGAGAAATAAACTTGGTGGAACCCCAGATGTGCCACTTGCATATTCTGTAGATGGAAATGTTCCTAGCGTATTGAATCCTCATTATGCTTATCCTGGTTCCCAAAAAGGAGGGACTTGTGGACCATGCTCTCTAGGACAATATGGCGGTGGGTATGTGGATATACCATCTCCGCTAGCTCCTATAAATGCCGAGCCTATACCACCACCACCTTTTGTAGCTGCGCCGTGGGGTCCACAAATCTCTCAGTGGCCTGGTGTATCTGCACCACATGATGGCAGTCATTTAGCACATAATTCTTATAACATCCAACCTGAGATGAATCCTGTGGATGAGCAAGCTGTCTATGTCCCACAAGCCCCAATTATTCAACAATTGAGTGGAGGTCGCCGTCGCCGCCAACAAAAAGGCAGAAAATTAACCAAACGAAGAATGAGAGGTGGCAATTTTGGTATTTTTTCACAAGTGGGTACTGACCTTACGAATGCATATAGAGCGTGGAACGGCGACCCAGCGTTGCCAAGCCCATTACCTTATAAGGACCAAGTATTTTTCGGAAGAAATGCGCAAGATAATTTGAATTATCTCAAAGTCAGATAAATATATTTTATCTTTTTATCTTTGTATAATTCATAAAGATGGCTCCTTTTCCAAGAAAATTAAATGAGCTATGCACGCCAGCAGCGTTCTATTTTATAATATCCATCTTCGGGTTGCTTATTATAATGTTTCAAAATATAGGAAACAGCAATAAATTCAATTTAGGCACGTTTTCGTGTAAAGTTCCCAACACTTTATTACTTTTAGCAGGTAAGTTAATCTACATATTATTTTGGACGTGGATTCTCAATTTGATATGCAAAGACGGACACTCCACGATATCGTGGTTGCTTGTTTTGCTACCATTCATATTCGCATTTATTATCTTAGGTCTAGTAATGTTGCAAAAAATGTAAATGAATAAAAATATATTCAAATATGGAATTTTTAAATATATTTATAATATAACATAACATGCAGTCTGTGAAAAACGGAATTTCGTATGAATTAAATGGATGGAAATACATTTCTATAAGAGGAACACCGAGAGAACGTGGATATGCCCACGGATATTTAGCGGCAAAAGAAATGAAAGAAATTCAAGCCATGTTGCGATTCAACGTATTTCATGATACTGGTGTACATTGGGAATATTATATTGATGCGTGTAAACATGATTACACACAAAAAATAATTGACATGTTTCCCGAGATTTATGAAGAAATGCAAGGTCTTACTGAAGGATGCAACGCAGCTGGCACCAAAATCACTTTAGATGAAATGATTGCATGGAATAATTCCATTACGATGCTTGGTTATTGGCGCCCTGCAGCCGATGAACGCGAAGATCATGCGGTTGGCGCAAAGGAAGGTGGAGGAACCGACCATTGTAGCGCGTTCATTGCCAATGGAGATTATACCAGTGATGGTAAAATAGTATGCGCACACAACAGCTTTATTACCTTTGTTGACGGACAATATTATAATATCATTTTGGATATCAACCCGAACAAAGGACATCGTATGTTAATGCAAGCGTTGCCTTGTTATGTATGGAGCAGTAGTGATTTTTTTATTACCAGCAAGGGTATCATCGGAACGGAAACCACTATTGGTGGATTCAACAAGTTTCAAAATAACTTGCCTATTTTTTGCCGTATTCGTCAGGCGATGCAGTATGGAGATACGCTAGACGACTATGTCAAAATTTTAATGCACGGAAATTCTGGCGACTATGCTTGTAGTTGGATGTTTGGCGATACAAACACAAATGAAATTATGGTTATTGAACTAGGACTCAAATATCACGACATTAAACGGACACATAATGGCTATTATTTTGGATGCAATGTTGCGTTTGACCCCCAAATTCGGAATTTAGAATGTACAAATAGCGGTTATTGCGACATTCGTCGTCATCAGGGCGCGCGTCAAGTGCGTCTCCCTGATATAATTGACAAGCACAAGGGAAAGATTAACTTGGAAGTCGCCAAGATGATTATTTCAGACCACTTTGATGTGTATTTGGACAAGGAAAACCCCTGCTCGCGAACTATTTGCTCTCATTATGACTTGGACAAACGCGAATACATGTCGCAAGCTGACAGACCAAAACCCTATCAACCGCGAGGAGCAGTAGATGGCGCCGTTATAGATACAAACATGGCAAAAAATATGTCCTTTTCTATGAGATGGGGTTCGTCGTGTGGAATTCCGTTTATTAAGGATGAGTATTGCGACCAACACAGGCAGTTTGCTTACTTGAGACCTTGGTTAAAAGACCGCCCCGAACAACCTTGGACCGATTTTACGATTTATAAGGGTCGAAAAATGGGAAATGTCAAGTCTATTAAAAAGCGTACCGCACCTGTTAATAAACGACACACTAGACGTAAGTAAATCGTAAATCATCTATCAATTGCATATTCAAGTATTTGTAAAATTCACAAATACTTGTATTATTATAAATCGCATTCTATTTGCGTTTCATTGTTCTTCGACGCTTGGGTTTACGTTTCTGCGTTTTTCGCGCGCGTCGTTTTCTTGTTTTAGATTTACGCGCCCCACCTGCTGTAGCATTTGCGGCGGCTGTACGAGCTGCAAGAACTGCAGGAGATTTAGGTTCTACACCTGCTGGCATAAGATATCTCCCTACTTCGGTTGCCAACTCTGGAGGAAGCGCTGAACGCGTTTTTTTGGGGGGTTTACCTAGTAATCTTCCAAAAAAACTTGGTTTTTCATACACTGGTTTTCTTGAAATCATCGCAAATCTATTAATTTGTTGTGCCCTAGAAACAATTTTAACATTACTCTTGCCATAAAAATAATTATTTTCACCAAAACGTAATGGTGGCAGATTATGTGCTTGGCGGTCAATATTTAATCTATTCAGAGCAGATTCCCCTATAACTACCTTGGTTAAACCACTACGACTAAATGTATTATTAATACCAATGTAGCCAATTTGAGAATTTTGTTCAAATGTTATTTCTCTCAAACTTTGTGTATTAGTGAATGCAAGGTCTCTAATGTCAATGACAGATGCCGGAATATGAATCGTTTGCAAAGATGTTGCGTCCATAAATGCACCCTCACGAATCATTTCAAGACGAGAGCCTGGTTCAAATGTAACTTCTCTCAAACTTGTCGCATTATTAAATGCATATCTCATAATCGTCTGGACTAATCTTGGAATATGAATTGTTTGCAAAGATATCGCATTCTGAAATACCCCGTCTCCAATCTCTGTGACGCCCGCTGGAATCTGAATCCTTTGCAAAGCTCTTGCGTCCCTGAACGCTGCATCTCCAATGAAGTCAAGTTTAGAACCTTCTTCAAATACTACTTCTACTAAACTAGAAGCACTGCGAAATGCCTCATGTCCAATCGTTGTAACTGACGCTGGAATACGAATAGAGGCCAAAGATATTGCGCCATAGAACACTTGAAATCCAAACATTACAAGCTGAGAACCTTCTTCAAATGTTACTTGTTCTAAACCCATTGCGCTATTAAATGCACCATGTCCGATATGTGTAACTGCAGCTGGAATATGAATTCTTTCCAAATATATAGCACTATCAAACGCACCTTCTCTAATAAATTGAAGAAGAGAATCTTCGGCAAAATCTACTTGATGCAAGTTTGTCGCCCCCTTAAACGCATTCACTCTAATATCAAGGACAGATGCTGGAATGCGAATCATCAACAATTCTGTTGCGTCCATGAACGCTTCCTCTCCAATTGCGGTCCAACCATTTTCTAGGATTAGGATTGGTTGCCTACCATGCTCATTCCAATCCTGAGTTGTAAATGTTGTATCTCCATCTGGGTCAGGCGCTGGAATAGTATAAGGATTCATTATTATATATAACAAAAGATAATGAATTATTTGTAAGGATTACTAAATACTTGTATATTATGAATTTCATATAAAAATAACTATCATATAATAATATACATGGAAACAATATCATGGAAAATCATTGATACCTATTTTAAAAACAACCCAAGTAGTTTGGTTGCACATCATTTAGAATCGTATAATGATTTCTTTGATGGCGGAATTAATCGCATTTTTAAAGAAAATAATCCGGCGCGTTTTATTGAGCGTCAGGGGGAAGACAACCAGGTCGGTGGGCGCAACGAATGTTTATTGTATTTAGGCGGAAAGGATGGTTCAAGAATATACTTTGGAAAGCCGATTATATATGACGCAAATCACGCGCATTATATGTATCCAAACGACGCCAGATTGCGCAATATGACTTATGGAACTACTATACATTACGATGTGGAAATTGACATTATTTATTACGACGAAGAGGCCAAAGAGAGAAAAACCAAGCCCGTTCTTTTGGAAAAGATATATTTAGGGCGATTTCCAATCATGCTTAAATCCAAGCTATGCATCTTGAACAAGCTCTCTCCTGAAGTGTGTTTCAACATGGGCGAATGCCGTAATGATTATGGTGGATATTTTATTATTGATGGAAAGGAAAAGTTGATTATCCCCCAGGAAACTTTTGCAGACAACATGCTTTATGTTCGTGCAAATAAACCCGAAGATACGTATAGTTATTCTGCGGAGATTCGGTCGGTTTCAGAAGACGCGTCCAAACCGATGCGCACCACGTCGGTGAAAATGGTTGCCCCGTCTTCTGTTCTCTCTAACAATCAATTGGTGGTTGATGTTCCGAATGTTCGTAAACCGATTCCCTTATTTATTTTAATGAGAGCGCTGGGTGTAATCAGCGACAAGAGCATCATTGAGACTTGTTTATTGGATATAGAGAGAAATGCAAGCTATGTAGATTTATTTATCCCATCGGTTCATGATGCAAGTAAAATATTTGACCAGAAGACCGCTTTGGAGTTTATTGCGACCTTCACAAAACGGCAATCTATCCCAAGTGTATTGGAGATATTGATGAACTATTTTCTCCCACATGTGGGAACCAACAATTATTTAGACAAGGCGTATTTTTTAGGCACCATGGTGCACAGATTATTGCGCGTATCTACCAAGGAAGACAAGCCTACCGACCGCGACAATTTCAAGTTTAAACGAATTGAGCAGACGGGCAAGCTCATTTATGATTTGTTTCGTGAGTATTATTTGATTCAAAAACAGGAAATCATGTTGGCGATTGACAAGGAATATTATTATCATCAGGGCGAATACAGGACCAATTTTTCAAGTTTAATAGAGGCAAACTATCGGGATTTTTTCAAGCAGCGTTCAGTTGAAGCAGGGTTTCGCAAGGCATTCAAGGGCAATTGGGGGTCGCAAGAACGAACGCGCCGTCTTGGTGTAGTGCAAGATGTAAATCGGTTAAGTTGGAATTCTTTTATCTCTCAGATGCGAAAGTTGAATTTGCCGTTGGACGCTAGCGCCAAAGTGGTTGGACCTCGTCATTTGCATGGGTCGCAGTGGGGGTATATTGACCCTGTAGATACGCCCGATGGTGGCAATATTGGTTTGCATAAGCATTTATCAATTGTCACCCAGATTACTAGCGGATTTTCGTCGTATCCATTAATTCAATGGTTGCGCGCAAATACACCAATGAAAATATTACAAGAATGCACACCTATTTATTTATCGCAAAACACAAAGGTCATTGTGAATGGTAATTGGATTGGTGTCATTGCCGACCCAATAGAAGTTGTTCAACTCTTGAAGGGTCTCCGACGAAATGGCATCTTGCCAACCTATATGAGTATTAGTTTTGACTACGGGAAAAACGAAATATACATGTATACGGATGCCGGACGATTGACGCGCCCAGTTTATTATATTGAAGACAAAAAGCCAAGCTACGACCGAGCTGAATTCATTGACCAATTAAATAGCGGGAAAGCATCATGGAATCAGCTTGTCGCTGGATTCAAAGAAAAGATGGACGAGAATTTTGACATTAGAAACAACAAATTATATGCAACGATTAAGGACTTGTATAATACGGACCAGATTGACTTGAACAAATACAAGGCAATGATTGATTTCTTGGATACTTCCGAAGAAGAGGGAGCACTGATTGCAATTTATTTAGACGAATTGAAAAAATCCAAATACTACACGCATTTGGAGATACATCCATCATTAATATTGGGCGTCATGGGAAACATGATTATTTACCCAGAAAACAATCCATACGCGCGTGATGCATTTTCGTGTGGCCAAAGTAAGCAGGCCGTTTCCATGTATCATTCCAATTATCAAATGCGAATTGACAAGATGGGAGTCATCTTGAATTGTGGGCAAATCCCCTTGTTAAAGTCGCGTTATTTGGATATTATCAACAAGGAGCAAATGCCGTATGGTGTGAATGCAATAGTTGCAATCATGTGTTATACTGGATACAATGTAGAAGACGCTATATTGATAAATCAGGGCGCGGTCGACCGCGGTATTTTCAGAACGACATACTATTCCATGTATGAAGCGCACGAAGAAAGCACCAAAGTTGCAGGGTCATTAACGAACGCTTATTTCACAGATGTATTGAAAAAGGAGGTATCTGGTATCAAGGCAGGATATGATTATAGTCATTTGGACAAGTGGGGTATGATAAAAGAAAATACTCCTTTGGACGATAAAATGGTGTTGATTGGAAAGGTTACAAGCAGTGGAGACCTCAATATGGATAATTCGGTGACGCCGAAGAAAGGTCAGCTCGGTTATGTGGACAAGTCCTTTATAACTGAAGGCGAAGAGGGGTTCCGTATTGGTAAGGTTCGTATTCGTGAGGAACGTATTCCAAGTATTGGCGACAAGATGGCTTCACGAGCAGGACAAAAGGGAACAATTGGTTTGATTATTCCAGAGGATGATATGCCATTTACTCCCGATGGAATTCGCCCAGACTTGATTATTAATCCTCATGCGATTCCAAGTCGTATGACCATTGGGCAATTAATTGAAAGCATGTTTGGAAAGGCTTGTTGCTCGTATGGCGGTTTTGGAGATTGCACTGCGTTTACAACCAAGGGTTCCAACGTGAATACCTATGGATACATGTTGGCAAAGGCGGGGTTTCATTCATCTGGTAATCAATTGCTGTATAATGGCATGACAGGAGAACAACTGCGTTCAGATATTTACATTGGTCCTACGTATTACATGAGATTAAAGCACATGGTGAAAGACAAGATTAACTATCGTGCAAGAGGACCACGAACGGCTTTAACACGTCAAACAGTTCAAGGACGCGCAAACGATGGTGGTCTGCGTGTGGGAGAGATGGAACGCGATGCGGTAATTTCGCATGGTGCTGCTGCATTTTTATCCGAGTCGTTTTTGGTGCGTGGCGACGAATATTATATGGCGGTCTGCAATAAAACGGGTATGATTGCGATTTATAATCCAGCACAGAACATTTTCTTGAGTCCTGGGGCGGATGGTCCAGTGAAATTCCATACCACCATGGATGGAAAGATGACATTGGAAATGATAAGTCAATACGGCAGGTCGTTTAGTATATTGCGCATTCCTTATAGTTTGAAACTATTAATTCAAGAATTGCAGGTTATGAATATTCAAATGAGAATTATTACCAACGAGAATGTAGATACATTAATGTCCATGTCTTATTCAGACAATATTATCAAGGTTACAAATGACGAGGTCAAATTTCAGGGAGGAAAGGCCACAGAGGGTGATGATTATATTAACCAATACGTGAGAGAATACAAGAAAACAATAGATAGGTTGTTCTCCAAAGAATCCAATAAGCGCGGACCTCAAAATATTCCATCTTATGAACCCGAATCGTCGGAATATCATCCAGACTCAGGTCCTGATGGTACTATATCATCCGACAGCATTCCACGTAGAGTAGATACGCCGTCCGACGTTTCTGAAGAATATCATCCAGACTCTGGACCCGATGGCACTATATCGTCGGACAGCATTCCGCGTAGACTAGATACGCCGTCAGAGGATTCTGAAAGCATTCGGCATACGCCACCAGGGCCACCTCCAAGTGAGGGACGTTATACACCATATACACCACCCATACCACCTCCAAGTGAGACGATGACAAGCAGTAGCGGTAGTTTTATTCCACCGCCACCGACCAGCTCAGCAAGTTCCGCTGATTTTGGTAGCGAAGAATTGAATGAAATATATAGGAAGTTGGGCGATGATGCAAAGCAAAAACTAAGTGGTTTGACACAAACGGAGCAGATTGCCGTATTGCGAAAAGTAGCAGCAAAAAGAAAAGAGACTCAACCTCAAGAGGATACTACGGCAATATTAAACGTAGAAAATTTGGATGAAAAGGAAGAAGATGAAAACAAGAAATCCGATGAGTCGTCATCATCATCTAGTTCCCAAACAAAGAGTGTTACTATGGGCGATAATACATCATCCTCATCAGGTGAAACAAAACAGATAAACCTTTAGGCGTTGGGTGTTGCGTTAAACGCTGAATATTAGGTAAATATTTTAAAATTGAAATAAATATATTAAAACATTCTATATTATATACTATCATGCAGAATTCTAGTAATATTATTTCATCCATCTACAAGGCAAGGCAAACTATCATCGCCTTGATGAAAAAACTCGACTATAATGTGTCAGATTATGAACATTTTAGCGTGAATGAAGTAAATACTATGTTTCAAAACAAGCAAATGGACATGTTGCTTGAAAAAAGTAAGGAAGACCCACATACAGGAAGAAAGAATAAGATATATATCCTGTTTTATTTAGCAAAGGCAATTCGTCCAGCAAATATCCAAGAAATGATAGACGATTTGTTTAATTTGGAAGAGACGCTGACAAAGGAAGATACCCTATTAATCATTACAAAGGATGAGATGAATGATACCCTCATGGCGACCCTGAAACACGTATGGGAAACGGATAAGATTTTCATTGTTGTGCAAAATATCAAGCGATTGCAATTTAATATACACGACCATGTTTTGGTGCCACCTCATCGGGTAATTAGCGATGATGAGCGCAAAGTAGTTAAAACAAAGTATAATATTACGGATGATACGCAATTTCCAGACATTTCTAGGTTTGACCCGGTAGCTCAAGCGATTTGTTTACGCCCTGGTCAGATTTGCGAGATTACAAGACCCAGCAAAACGGCGATTCAAAGTATATATTATCGTTTGTGTATTTAAATAAAAAATTAATAACATGATATAGTAATGACTGAAGCAATTGATTTTGGAAGTAAAATAGAGACATTAAAAAATCAATATCCTGGATATTTAGATAATTTCAAACAATATTATATTTTAACAAAGCAGTTTCCAAATGATGATTCATATACGCGAGGTTATCAAAGCAGTAGAACAGACATGCAAAATGCGACGAAGAGTTTGTTTATGATAAACAATAACATTCAAGTTGAGATAGAAAAAATGAAGGCGACTACCACGATACTGAATACAAAGATATCAGATGAAAAGGCGCGCAACATAACTTTACAAAAAAAATACGACGATGCGACTGGAGAGGTTGGGGGTGCGCAAACAATGATACATGATTACAAACAAAGATATGTTCTTCAATATATTTCAAATGTATCTATTTTTTTAGGCATAATTTTGTCGGGGGTTATAATTTCAAAAACATTTCGTCGTCAGACCAGTTCGTAATAAGCCGTCTTGATTTGACGGAAAAATATGCCAAGTAAAGGTTATTTAAGAAAATGATAATATATAGAATTTCTTTATTTCTCTCTATATATTAATGACACTGGAAACGTTGGAATCATTACAATTGCAATATGATACAAAAATGAAGGAATATAATCAACTATCTCAAGATTATAAGGACGCATTAAAAACAGGTAGTACTAAGTACATTCAGCTGAAAGATAAGGCGTATTTTGGAACATCTTGGTTGGATGTATCTCAAAAGAACACAATAGATACGTGTCAAGCATCATGTAGTTCAAATCCCAAATGTTCTGGCGCAACTTATCTGCCTAATTGGAAATTATGTGGGATAGCTACGGGAGATGGAAATATTAAAAACATTCCAGGTATGTATGCAATTATACCCCGTTTAAAATATATAACAGGTAAATTAGATGAGGTTAATAGACAATTGATAATATTAAATACTAAAATTCAAGAGGCCGTAAAGACACAACCGAATAACAATTTAGATAATGTGGTGAACAAAAACAATAACATGCACGATACGTTAATATCTGATTATAATGACCTTGCGGCTCAAAGAGGTCAAATTAATAATTTAATGTTAGAATATGATAATGTAAATGGAAATATGAAAGATACATATTTAGAGGTAAATCAACAAATGTTGCACTATCGTTTATATACTATTATATTGGCGCTGATATTATGTTTAATAGTAATGGTCTTTGGTGGTATGAGTATAAGTATGACGATAGTGCCACTAATCATAGCAGCCATATTGTTTATATTAAACATGTCAATGTTTTCATTTATAATAGTTTGTGGTGTTGTATTATATTACATATATTCCATTCCAATTCAATAATGTATTTGCCGTTATAACGTTTGTGTAAAACAATATAAATATTATTAAATAATATTATTTATAATGAAAAGCCTCCTTGAGTTTGTTACATTTCTAACATTTATCTGTAGTAGCGACGTATGTCATACTAATAAATGTATTACATTTTCAGTCGGTTCTGGAACTGGATGCGAGTGGATGTGTAATTATTGTGCTACAAATCTAGGCACAAATAACTATTATTTTACAGATGGTGTATGCACGTATGAAGAGGGAACTGGATGTGTAGGAAATCCTATTGCTGGAAAGAGTTATACATGTTGCGCTGCTTAACATCTATTTTACATAAATCAATAAAGTTCAATATTTTTCTATTGATTTATATTAATGAATAGTCTATCATTAAATCAAGGGTCCGCCTTTATAAAAAATCAAGCAAATACACTTTGTAAAAAAAAACCAGTAAAAAAGACTAGAACCACCAACACAAATATAGCATCATGGTTATTACCAGATCCCTTTCAAGAAGGCGCAACTACTATGGGGGCAGTATCTTTAGAAGGTTCTAATGAAGCACAAAAATCCAATTCTACATTATCAAAAACAGAAGTCACTGACCAAATGGCTTCTGACTTGATTAAATTAAACGCGCAATATAAAACAGCAGTCCAAGCGACAAGTGATGCTCAAAATAAATATAATGCCGGTATAACCGATTATATATCTCGCACAAATCCGATTATAAATAAGAATGCGAATAAAAATGTTAAATTAAGTGATGGCACAATAGGATATATGACGAATCGTGGTGTGTTTGAGCAGTATGATGATATAACTAAGACAGCTGGTCTAAATGGTTGCCCAATTCAGTCAGATATTAGCGATATAAATTTTGGTATAGGAGAGATAGATAAACACCCTAGTATGATTTCACTTGGTCCAAAAAAACCGATTGGGTCTGCTTGTGGAAATGAAGGCACCAATATGTATGTAAATAGTGTCCTTGCAGACGCAGATGTTAAGTATTTAGGTTGTTATACAAATGTGCCTGGCGCAATGACAACTATTAACAACATAGATAATTATGATGATTGCAAGTTATATGCTATGAATAACGGATATAAATATTTTGGCTTGGTAAATGCAAATACCGCAACCCAAAAGGTTACCTGTGTAGTTGGTAATGATAAGGCCAAAATTACAAGCAAGGGGCTTGGTTATGTATTTAATGAAAAGGTGTTGTTTAGTAGTAGTAGCGGAGGTTCATTGTCTGCATTGTTAACAAACGAAGGTCAAATAGTATTGTTAAATGCTACAAATGGTGCTGGCAAAGTTGGTGCAAGAATACCGAGTAGTCCAGCAAAAAATTGTCAACAGGGCGGGACAATACGCCTTGATAATGCAACCTATGGTGGTAATTGCAATGCATACACAAACACAATATCAAATAGAGAATGTCAAAGGCTTTGGCTTAATCGTTGGTGTTTTTCATGGAAAAATGTTTATACACAAACTCCGAGATTTCCTCGTGTAGCAGGAAATAATGTTAAACAAAACTTAAATGATAAATTACAAGCTGGCAAATCCAATAGCCAGTATTCACCTGTATCAACTATTATAAATGATGCGATTGATAAAGGCCTTTCATTATTTACAACAGGAGTTAATAATAGTATTTTTGGCGACCCTGCACCAGGATGTGGTAAGAATTTTATCGGAAATTACTATTGTGGAACATCATCTAGACAATTAAATGCAAATGAGAATGGGAGCATTACGATGGATTGCAGTGATATAGTTGCGACGTGTCAATTTTTTTTAATTCTTCAAGACGACGGAAATATGTGTATTTATAGAGGAACTGGACCCAGTAATAAACAAGAATTAATATGGCAGAGTGGAACGGCTGGTAAGCAATTTAAACGCGGAAACCCTAAATCAATAGCAAGATTGGGTAAGTATGGGCGCAATTATATGCGCGTCGGGGAATATTTGAATGCAACAGAATGGATAGGTTCTACAAATGGTTCAATGAAACTAATGATGAATCAGAATGGAAGTCTTGTTTTATATACCACAGAAGCATATAATAGCTGGATTACATTGAATAATGGCAAGATTGCGAGTGTCAATGCAGATTTTACGGCAGTATACGAATTATCAAAAGTTGGTATACGTAGTAATTTAGGAAAGATGGGATATGTAGATGATAGTGGTATATTGAGTGAATATCCAGATAAGATGATTGGTGCAGGTGATGGGTATACGACATTCAAAAATATAAATAGTCCATCAAATGATATTTCAGGCATGCCGTTGATGAACAAGACGCCTGAATCATGCCAAACCGCCTGTGATAACAATGTAAAATGTTTTGGGTACGTATATGATAAAAGCTTTCGTAATTGCTGGTTAAAAGATAAAAACGTCATACAAAATAATAAATATAACAATCCTGCGACAGATTTTTATTTGCGAAATACCAAAGTAATTGGAGCGAATTCGTCATGCGAAATACCCGTGATAAACGTGGATTCAACATCTTGGAGTAATTATCAAAAAAGTGGTAAATCTATGACCAGCGATTCCTTGTGTAGCAAATTTGCTCATGCAGGAGAAATGCCAGTCCTTGCATATAAACAAGAATTTGAAGAGAAAAAGAAGATATCGGATGATTTAGCTGCAAAAATAGACAATATGAATAGAATATTAGAAGCTAGACGTGATTCACAACATTCTCAAACTACTCAAAATACTATTTCAGATACCACAAATAATTTGGTTTATAATCAAACCATGGATAAAAAAATACCCAAGGCTGTTGAAGTCACAATAAATGGGAAACCAATAAAAGAATCTTTTGAGAATATCAACGATATAAACTCGCCCTCGCAAAGAGCAACAAGTGTACAATTTAAAAATATAGATGCAATAGTGGATGATAGTGATTTGGTTGTTATACAGGAGAATTACAACTATATTTTATGGTGCATTTTAGCCGTGATTACAAGTATAGTCGTTGTGAAAACGTTAAGAAAACAACAATGAGTTTGAGTCCGTCCCATTGAAACAAATTTGAAGATATAAAATATAATATTATCTTAGTATATTTTATACTATCATGAGCAATCAGTCAACAAAACTTTATCAGGATAAAAATACTGAACTATCTACTTATATAGACAAATTATCAAATGTAGAACAACAACTAATAGAGCAGATTAGTACTACAAAAGACCCAAAGGAGCAAGCCAGATTGTCAAACAATCTTGTATTAATTCAAGATACACGCACAAATTTAATGAATGCTTTAAGTAGTATAAATGCGTATTATAGTCAAAATTTAATGGGCTCTTCTCATACGTTGGAACAACAAACGAATGCTGTCGCGATTATGGACAAAGAAATGGAACAGGCAAAGAAGCGTTTAGCATATATTAATCAGCAAAAAGAAAATAAACTACGGCTTGTAGAAATCAATCAATACTATAGCGCGTCTTATGCTGAATGGACATACCTCGTGAAAATATTAATTATAACGATTATTGCATTTGCCATAGTTATTAATATAACCACTTATTTTCCAGGGTTGCCTTCTGAATTGTATTCTTTGTTGATGTTTATTATTAGCATTACTAGTTTATATTATATATTTATAACAATCGTCTCTATTTATTCTAGGGACACTATGGTGTATGATGAATATAACTGGAACTTTAATATAAATAGCGCACCCAAAATGGGTACTGGAGAATTTAAAAATGCATTCAAATTGCCAAGTATGATGTCATGCATCGGTGAAAATTGCTGCCAAGATGGAACTCTTTGGAACAATGATATAGGTAAATGTGTGGTTCCTCAAGTCTCTACAACTACTACTCAGTGTTCGCCTGGCGGTGTTGGTTTACCTTAGTTTAGCCGTTTCGGATTTCAATAACATTATACCAGTAAAAATCTTTTACTTGTATAATATAATATAAAATATGTCATCTTGTGATGAACAATCCGCAAAATTATTAAAAGAACAAGCCGCAAATTATGATAATATCCTTGCAGCAAACTCTACATCAGCGCAAACAAATAAAATTATTCAGCAAGCACAGGATTTTTTGGCATGTGGTACGGATTGCCAGCGTGCAAAAAAAGAACAAGAATTGTTGCGCAATTATCAAACTGCGCAAATGGGACTATTTAATGGAACGGATAATTTGGAGTCTACGTCCAAAAATTATTATACATTTGCCAAAGGGGATAGCGGATATAATGATTTTAACAAAGGAAAGCTTAGTGATGTTGCCAATCAAATTGCCGCAAAATATTCCACCATGTTTAATGAAATAGTGAATAATTCACAGGTTCTTAACAATGTATATCAGTCTGATTTTATCAATGTGAATCATGCAAAAGAATTACATCAGTCCCTTGTGCAAAAAAATAAGGATTTGGATAGTCGTCTCAAAGATATATTGAATGATATTTCCACGAGCGACCGAAAAACATATTATGAGGACCAAGAATTGGATGATTTGCATTGGTGGTACAAAATTTACCTAGCAATATACATTATTTTGTTGATTACGTTTGTTATATCATCCTTTTTTGTGCCAACTGAAATGACAAAATATAAGCGAGTAGCGGTGGTTGTATTTTTAGCTTTATATATATTTTTGGCAAAGTATGCGGCCATCGGGCTTATCAAGTTGTGGGTATATATTGGGTCCTTTTTCCCAAAGAATGTGTATTTGACGATTTAAACGCTATGTAAAATATATTCATTTATAAATTGTGTTCGCTGTTCGCGTGTCAATAGTCCCCAAATTAGTCTCGCTCTACGCTCGTGATTATCCATATTTGTATGTGGAAAATATCCAGTTTGAAGGTACATGTCTACTGCATGCAAATTTCCAAGTAAGCGCCTTTGTTCGTGCGAAAATTCCTTGTTTACACAAAAATTTACAAGGTCTGTCATGAGTATATTATCGTTATAGTCAAATGCATATACGTTCTCTATGATACGATAATCCAAGACATAACTTCGTACATCAGACATTAGTTCTTTAGATTGAGGAAGGTAGGTGTATGGTAAAATCACCATTTGAACGACCAATTCGTGTACACCTATAAGATTTGCTAAAAATTTTATCATATAATAATTATATTATTGTATGATAAGACATATACTTTATATTGTTTCAATAAACATGAAGTCGTGCTAATTTGTCCGCTTGGTCGTTCCCGATGGAATGAATATCCATTTTCTGTGTATGTGCTCGTATGTGTATAAACCGAACATTAGTTGAATGGTCTTTATAAATCTCATATGCGGTCTTAACCAATTCTTTATTTGGAATATCAACCTTCCAGTTTTGTTTATGACATTTTTCGCCATAGGTCGAAACACATTTTATGGCATATTCTGAGTCTGTAACTATTGCGACTTTTTTGCCATAAAGAAGGTCTGAACGAATAATAGCATGTGTTTTCACGATAGCGGTCAACTCTGCAAGGTTATTTGTTTGTTTACCAAGGAGTTTTTCTGATACATTGCGCGGGTCATCGTTGCCAAAATATATACCAATCCCAGCAGACGCAATACGCGTTCCATTTTTAGAACAAGCTCCATCAGTATAGACATAGTAGTCTGGTTCAAAATCTACCAGCGCATCCGACGGCATTTCTTGTACAACTTCATTATTGGCGACAAAATCTTCTGCTTCTTGTTTCGTATCAAATTTTTTATATACGGCATTTTTATATCCCTTGACAGAACGATTACACTCGTCCCACGTTGAAAAAACGCCGTTTGTTCGCCCATTTGCAACCGCATAAAATGGCATGTTATTATAAATGTAGTTAATAGTTTGTCTATATTTATAATACACATGTCTTTAAGTCTATTGCAAATATATTATAGGCATAATGCCCATAATCAAGTTACATACACAAATACTTCTTGTCAATTGCAGTACTCTCGGCTACCCTGCGAATTATCTTGCCAAAGTCTCTCTTCTCGTCTGTTTCATCGACTGGACCAATTGCTTCAATATTGAGTTTCAAATATTGGTCATTTTTTCTGCTGTTGTATTCCGTGCAACCTGGATTCGCCTTTTTCCAATCGTCAACTCTCAAGATATTTTTATGTGTAAGTTGCTTGATAATTTTTCGGAGTCTATCTAGGTTTGCATTGTCCCTTTCCCATTTGTTATCATCTTTTATGTGTATTATTTCTCTCTTGACATCACTACAATGGATAGGTCTCTTGGTTACGTCCAGGCTATTCAAACGACTGACAAAGACACGAGACATGCCTTCGGCAAAGCCCAATTCGCCCATCTTTTCTAGCTCGGGCAGACTCATTTCAAGGGATTTGATGAAATCCTTCATATTCATGGCATCTTTACAGGTCTCGTTCAAAAATAATTGGAGGTTGAATGTCTTGTTATTGCTATGATTATTGCTATTACTTATGGTATTATGATTAACTTGGCTATTTTTTGCAACTTCTATCATGGTCTTGTTTTGTTCCATCATCTGGTTGCTTTGTTGTATTAATAGGTTTTTGAACTCTTGATTTTGCTTAACTAGTTCAAGTATGAGAGTCATTTGCATATCCTCTGTTGAGGAATGAGGTGGCTGTATAGGGGGAGGGTGTGAGATAGGTTCATCTAGCTGATTTACTACTGAGCACTTTTTTTTATGCAGGGATAAACTTTGTCGGTGATTATATGACTTACCACATATGCATTCTACGCTTTTATGTACGCTATTATCAGAGTATGTCAACATTTTGTCAACATTTGTATGCTTATTAGTGCGTTTATGTCGTTCAAACAACCATAGAGAACTGCATGATACATCACATTTTTCACACATAAATTTATGCACATTTTTTACACTTTTTTTGTCAACCATTGTCAATATAAGTATGTTGACAAAAAAAAGTGCCTAAAGATTCCGCGAAAAATAAAAAAAAATTATCGTCATAAAATTTGAATTATTTTTTTTGTGCTGAGACGCTAATTTTTCATTATGCTCACAAATGTTCGATTTTCCAAAAGTATTTTAGGATTTTCAAAAATGGACATTTATAAATGTCCAATTTCGATTTCTTGAAAAAGGATTTGGAGTAAAAAATCGATAATTTGCAATGTTGGGGTGGGAACTTTTAAGGCCCACAAAAACAAAAAAACAATATATTTATTTGTTTGTTTGTTCGGTTTATAATTTGTTTTTTTAATCAACTATTTCAATCAATTCGTCCGTCTTTTCAGGATAAGCAATCTTTATTCCTGTCCAACCAGTCGGCTTCCATTTGCCAAACTTCTTTTCCATATATTCATACAACTCTGTTCCCTTGGGCATCTTGCGCATACCCTGTGATTCTTGGAACCACATCTTGAACTCATTTGACAATTCCTTCTTGCAGACCTTGTCCGATGCGACGTCAGTCTTTATAATCATTTCACTGACAAACGCAGCAATATGGTCCTGACCTTGACGATATCTGTTAGAAGACCCCTTTACTATGTCGCAATCTTCCACATGTCCATTTGTTTCAAACGCACGCTTAACCAACATGCTCATAAACAATGGCGCCCAAGCAATCAGTTTGTTATCTAAATCAAGGTCCTTTAGAAAGTGATACGGCTCGTTTTCATCCAAAGTATCCACAAACTTGGACATGAAATCGCAAATACGAATACGTCTCCAAGTACCATCATCATTACTATTGATTTCAAACAATGTATTCGTGCATACACACAACTTGAATTGAGGTGTGAACGTCTCACTCGCAGAATACAATGCACGCGCTTGAATCTTATCACCACCAGTCAATTCCTTCATGACACCTTCATTAATACGCGTATCCTTTGATGGCTCTTGCATGACTGCATATCTTAGACCCTTCAATTGAATCACTTCACTTGAGGTTCCGCCAACACCAGGACGCTTATCACTAACCAACGTAATTGGCACAGTTCCAGCATACTCACCCAATGCATGATTCATAAATTCTACCAATTTACTCTTTCCATTGCTTCCACTACCGCGATAAATGTTGAACGTTTGATTCAAATTCGTGCCAATTAAACACGACGCCAAATGGTCCCACATGTATTTGCATAGTTCTTCCACTGGAAACAATTGCTTCATAAATGTTTGGATTCCAGTTATATGTTCTGCATCTGCTACGGCATCCAACGGCTTGTAAGGAATACCAGTCGTCTTTGTGATATAATCCTGAGGATAACCATCGCGAAAACATTTGTTTTTAAAATCAATGACTCCATTTGTGAAGCAAAGCAAGTATTTATTTGCGTCCATGTTTCTAGTAAAGAATTTATCATAAAATATCGCAGACGCCTCCTTCATGATATTATTTTTATCATTGGTTTTTCTCAAACGAATCTGCAATTCGCATATACTTTTCATTCTCTTCTTGAACATTTCTGCACGTTCAGGGTCTTGATTATCGCCAGAACGCTTCAAATCCTCAGTATATTGGTCCACCTTTTTTTGATACACGCTATGCATATCTCTTGAAATACATAATCGCAATGTTTCACCATGGTCAGGTTCCCAACGATGATTAATAAACGTATACCACAATGGCTTGCTAATTAAACTAGAACAAACAAACCTATCCTTGAACATATTATAAAGAACCATGGCAAGGTCATAATCAGTCGGAGACGCGATTGTCTCTTCAATATAACTATCTACCGTGCCCTCCTTAACGCGCTGAAACTCTTCAAACGCGTCTTGTTTTGCCCAGTACATAATTGACCTTCTGGTTACACCAGCTCCTTTATTATTATCAATATGCTTATTCCAGACATTATATAATTCGGGAATACTATTATAATCAAAATCAGACGCCTTGCTACGCAACAACACCCACGACAAGAACAAACGCTCATCAGTGTGCTTCAATGCAAATGCGACTTGTCTATTCAACAAATGCGAACCAGGCTCGTAATATTTTTCAGGCAATACTTGTGCATATTCATGCGTCTCCTTGACAAAATACTCCGCAGGAGTCAGCGACGACAAGATTTTATTGATTGCACGCACAAGAATATCCTTGTTCGTAATAGATGATAATGGAATATCACCACTCATATCATCTGCTGCTTCATCATCGTCATACAACAAACGAAGCTTTGCCTTGCTAGTCATCTTTGTACGCGCCTTTCCTTTATCCCCACTCAACATTTGCATGTATTCCTCCGCAATAGCTGGGTTCATTTCAAATGCTGGATGATTCGGATATTGCGCAGACAATTTGAAGAGGTTCTTTGACATGTCAAAATCCATAACACGCTTCTCTTCAACCATAAATTCGCCATCATTGGCATCATACTTAATCTCAAAATACTGAGTTAATTGATATGCATCGTGTCCAGGCTTTCGCGACCCATACATCTGCCAATTCGTTTTTCCCTTGCTAATACCCTCATCCAAGACAGCCCCCCAATTATTTGTAATTGGCAACCCGTCCCACATCTCCGCAAGTTTATCAACGATTCTTTTTCGCAACATTGTTTGCATGACATTGTCCATTTGAACACCAATAATCATATGAATTCCGTCCTTGGTTAATGATTTGTCTTCCAATCTATTCACCTTGGGCTTTTCCATGATATAAATGGGAAACTCCACGTTTTCAACAAACGTGAAGAACCCCTTCAACTCCTCCAAATATAACAGAACCATATCTTGAATATGCTCTTTCGTGTGCTGTCTGCTATCCACCTCATAATTGTATCTAAAATCAAAATCCACCAATATCGGTCCGCCAGACTCCAGTTGCTTCTCGGTCAAATATTCCATATGATTCTTGACAAATACCTTATCATAATAATAGACAAAGAACGCGGGTAGCTCGTCCTGTGGGATATTATACGCGCCACCATAAATTTGTAGCGCTTTGTCTGGAATTCGTGTATGAGTTGGAGTTGATTTGGAATCATTCTTACCATTATGCTTTAACAGAAAGTCTGACAAATCCTTATATGATGTCATTTTGTAGTATATTAATGTATAATATTATTTTATTTCTATTTCATTTTTTTTAAGATTTAATATATTGAAATTACACGATACTATTAATAAATCAATGCATAAATGGTATAAAACTAATTAAATATATTTTATATTATGGAAGAACCAACTATTTCTAAAGTTATCCCAAAAGAGACTCTCATACGATTATTGCGCGATGTAAAAACTCTTATGAAATCTCCTCTCACAGATAATGGCATTTTTTATATTCATGATGACGTGGAAGTATTGAAAGGATATGCCATGATACTAGGACCCAAGGATACTCCTTATTTTGGAGGCTATTATTTTTTCTCATTCAACTATCCAACAGATTACCCACATACACCACCAAAGGTAACATACCATACAAACGGCGATGGTATACGCTTCAACCCCAATTTATACAAATGTGGCAAAGTATGCATCTCCCTTTTGAATACTTGGCGAGGAGAACAATGGACCTCATGTCAAACTATATCTTCTGTCTTGTTAACCTTGTGCACTTTGCTCTGCAAAGACCCATTACTGAACGAACCTGGAATAAACAATTCACACAAAGATTTTGACGCATATTCGCGTATTATTGAATATAAAAATATAGAAATTGCATACCTGCATATGATAAATAAAGATGAACGCGTTTTTTCGCCTCACTTTGATGTTTTTTACAGGTATATGAAAGAATATTTTTACAAAAACGCAGACGCCATTCTGGAAAATTTAGAAAAACACAAGAATGAAAGACCGCAACCTGAAAAACTGACAACAGGCATTTATTCCATCACGACTATACTGGATTATAAAAAATTGCACGCCTATTTTATGGAGACTAAAACAAAAATGGCTTAACCATTCTATTTAAAATTGATTTAAAATAATTATAATCAGCATAATATATAGCTAATAACATGCACTTCTGTAATGTATGCCAAAATATGTATTACATTCGGATTGACGCGGATAATCCGAATAAGTTGGTTTATTACTGCAGAAAGTGCGGCAATGAATCTGCTGATTTGAATGCAAATGATATTTGTGTAAGTAAGACTTATGTTAATCAGGGCGAACAAGCATTTACTCATATTATCAATAAATACACAAAGTTGGACCCTACGCTTCCTAGGTACAATACTATCTTGTGCCCCAACCCCGATTGCACTACAAATACCAAGGATACGCCGCGCGAGATTATTTACATACGTTATGACGAAATAAACATAGATTACATTTACTTGTGTTCCACTTGCGACACGAGCTGGAAAACTGAAAAACAAGGATAACGTGGCTATACGTATAGTTTTGTATATATTGTATTTTTATTGTTTTAGAATACACAAATCGTTTAACACGTATTTTAAATAAAAATTGATTTTTTATTTAAAGTTATCTATAGATTATATAATAGTAGCAATGAGTGATATAGAAGACGGACTTTTCAATAATTCAGACGACGACAATGATTCGGATACGGAATCTGTAGCTGAATCAGAAGTTGATTACACAAATGATAAACAATCTACCATGAAGACTCAACCCAAATTAAATATTAATAAGACTATCGCCAAGGTGGGATTGGATGATGACGCGGAAGAAGATGATGAAGTGTATGGCGATGATGATAGCGATGGTGAAGGTATTGTTGGAGATGGCGAGGGTGACGATGATGATGAAGATGCTAGAGAAGAGGGTGAAATGAGTGATGATGAGAACGCAGGCGTAGCACCTGTACCAAAGCCCACCTCTAATACACAGCTAATAGGGGCGGATAATGTTTCAGACGATGAGGAAGATGATGATAATGACGATGAGGATTATTTACAAAAATTTGATACAGATATTAAAAAGAACTATATAGTAGATTATCATCCAGAATGCATGATTCATAATTACGAAGAAATTAGCGCACTTACCAAGGTGATTCGTGACAAGGACAATATTATCGTAGACCCATTGCACAAGACGATTCCCTATTTGACCAAGTATGAGCGTGCACGTGTGTTAGGACAACGCGCAAAACAAATCAATCTTGGAGCGCGTCCTTTTGTCAAGGTGCCTGAAAATATTATTGACGGATATTTGGTTGCAGAGATGGAGCTTACACAAAAGCGGATTCCATTCATTCTTCGTCGTCCGCTTCCTGGAAATAGCGGGAGCGAATACTGGAACCTAAAGGACCTTGAAATCATTACATTTTAAAATCATAACCATCATATAAAATCATATAAAAATAAATAAATGTTTTTGTTTTATTTATTTTTATTCCTCGATACGCGATTTACTCATCGACTGCCGCGCGTCCCTTGTCCAACAACCAATCCTTTTGGGGTCTATCTACTAGCTCATTTCTCTCTATGATGGCGTTCAATATATAGGGTGTCATATTTGCCTGTTGCATTTCATATCGCAAACTGGAGGTATCTTTGGGGAAACAAGTTCCACCGAATCCCCTTTGGCCGTCATGTCCAGGCACTTTGGAATGACTTGGCAAGATTCGTTCATCGGCGGTTGCCAAGGCCCTAACAACTTCATAATTTACTTGCTTTTGCTCACAAAATTGGTAAATTTCATTGCAAAAGGAGACCTTTGTCGCCAAGTAGCAATTCTTGAACATCTTAATCATTTCTGCCTCTTTGTTCGTGATAAAATGCAAGTTATTGTGCTTGATTCTGTCGTTTGAATGAGCCAAGCTAAACAATGCCGAAATTTTTTCCTTCATTTGCTCATCTTCGGGTTTGCCTAACAAGCCAAACATCCAATCCTTGTTGTTAATAAAATCATCAATGAAGTTCTTTTCGGTTAAAAATTCAGGCATGAAGTAGCAATTCAATTTGTCGCAAGTTCCTACTGGCACAGTTGACCTTAATACAACAAATCCCTTGTAATCAATGGATGTTAAATCTCTTAGAACAGATTCAATGATATTTAAATGACAAGAGCCATTCTTTGACATTGGTGTCGGGACGCTGATGAATACTAACTCACATTTGTTCATATCTGCTAAAACGAGACCCTTCGGGACACAAGACTCGGGGTTAATATCGTATGCTAAAATATCAATATCCTTGCACTTTAGCTGAAAAGTTGCTTTGCCAACAAAGCCGTTTCCAATAATACCTACTATCATTATAAATATATATCTCTTAATAATTTCAGATTATTTACGAATTATTGAGTTTATTATATGAAAAATAAAAGACTCATTATATAAATGAATTGCACATTTTGTATATTGGGAGATTGTAGTAGAGAAGAATGTCATCAATGCTATCCAGTGAAAAATTGTAGTTTTAATCATGATATATGTCGCGAGCAAGGTATATGCGATGAAATTGACCCAACTAAACGAATTCTAGTGACTGGTTGTGCGGGATTTATTGGTTCTCATACATGCGAATATTTGTTGAAGAATAATTACAAGGTGATGGGAATAGACAATGTGAATGACTATTATGATGTTTCAATCAAAGAGAGAAATATTGAGCTTTTGAAAAAATATGACAATTTTAGATTCCAAAAAGAAGATATATTAACAACGAACATCATTACCGCATGGCGTCCTTATAAAATTATTCATTTAGCGTCAATGGCCGGGGTTCGTTATTCTATTGAACATCCCAAAATTTATTGTGATGTAAATATTAAAGGATTTATTCATATTTTGGAGGAATGTGTAAAGAATAATGTGAAGCATCTTGTATATGCAAGTAGTAGCAGTGTATATGGATTAAATACCAAGGTTCCCTTTGAAGAGAGTGACAAAATAGAGAGTTGTAATAGTCCTTATGCATGTAGTAAAATGGCGATGGAATTGTTTGCCAAGACATACACGCAGTTATATAACATATCATGTATTGGGTTGCGATTTTTCACAGTATATGGCCCGCGCGGACGGCCTGATATGGCGCCTTATAAATTTATAAAAGCCATACTAAATGGCCATCGGTTTAAAAAATACGGAGATGGTTCATCATCAAGAGATTATACATATATTGATGATATCGTAAGTGGCATCATTGGTGCGATGCATAATAAAAACGAACGTAAATGCGAAATTTATAATTTGGGTAATTCTAGTCCGGTTACCTTAAATGAATTCATATCTACTTGTGAAAAGGTGACAAATAAAACTGCGTTATATGACACTATGGAGGAGCAATTGGGCGATGTGCCTCATACATATGCGTGCATTGAAAAGGCGAAGGAAGATTTGGACTATGAACCAAAAGTAAAATTATACGAGGGGTTGAATAAATTATATCAATCTTTGGTTCGCTCATAAAGAATATCCTTATGAAGTTTACCTTTAAAATTTATAATATTTGTATATTCTTTAGTAAACAATCCATATGAATTTAAATATGCATTTAATTCATTAAATAAAACACCACCTTTATAATATTCAACATTACTTATTTCTGTAGTAATATTATTTACTAACAATAATTTATCGCCAAAACTTTTTAAAACTTCTAATTCAGCTCCTTGAACATCTATAATTACGTCATAACTCTCAATATCTATAGATAGTTTATCTATTAACGTAGACATTCTAGTAGATTTCAAATTAATTGATATATTACAATCACAATCTCCCCACTCATTAAAATGTTTACCTTTTTCAAAAATAGATGATGATGCACCATTATTACCATAGTTATTTACTTCTCTGCGTTTACTATTTTCACCATATATATTAAATTTATATTCTTTGTCATCTACACTTGTAATCAAATAGTTTAATGGAATATAATTTGTATTATGCGCTTGATTACATTTTGATAAGTTATTTACTAATACATCAAACGTGTTTGGAATTGGCTCTATAAAAAATCCACTATTATATTTATTAATGTACTGCATAAATTCTCTCATATCGTTTGCACCAATAAATAAAACTGATTTCATTATATATTTAGTTAATATTTTATATGTTAAATTGTGCTAAAAATAGTAAAGTATAAATACATGAATAAATATACTTTACTCACACATCGCGGAGACAGAGGTGGTTCAAATTTTCTTATAAAAATGGGCTGCTTTATATTCGGAAAAATACAAAACATGGATATATATTACGAGCATTTAGATAATGATACACGTCAAAATAATAATAAAATATACATTAGTCCTTTGCTTGAATTGACCGAAGAAATTAATAATAATAAAATTTTAAATAAAACATTAGTTAATCCGTATGCTGGAATGCGTGGGTCTAGTGCTAACGTAGTTGAATTATTAAAAATGGATATAATAACATATTTTAATAATCATTACAAGAATGAATTTTATAATATTATGAAAAAAAAAGCATTAGACAGAAAGTTTGAACTACCATGGAAAGACCCCAAAAAAATTATATGTATTCATGTTAGATTAGAGGATTGTGCTGAGCGTGCTGATTATGATGGCAGAGGAAGTGCTAATTATATAAAAACATTAATTGAAGAGAATACATTCTGCAAATATGATAGGAAAATTAGTGATAGTCGTAGTTTAGATACTCAAGCACCTATTAGTTCAAGTAAATTAGAACGTTTTATAACAGAATTTAATGAAAAGTACCCTGAAAAAGAAATTTATATTATTACCCGTTGTAACGATATCCCACAATGGCTTTACCAATTAGTTAAGAAGTATAAACTACATATATCTCATAAAAATAATGATGAATACGATATATGGTGTATGATACATAGTGATATACTTGTCTTATCCAAAAGCACATATTCTATAGTTGCCGGATATTATCATCAAGGTAGTCAAGTATATTATCCATATTGGGGGACTGCTGCATCATTGGGATTAGGCTCTAAATACGATAAAAGCGGTTGGATTGGATATGTATGATAATTATTTTTGAAATATAAATTCATAATTTATTGCATTTTCCATATTCAATCTGGTGTTCTTTAAGTAGACTAAAATTATTATTATATAAATATTATAATAATTTAACTAATTTAATAATTACTTTTTTTTCATATAAACGTATCCTCTTTTTTTCGTTCCATCGTCACCATAAAAGATTTGATGTGCATATTTACCAGATTTCAAGAAATTATCAATCGCTTGGCATATTTCGGGAAATTGATTTAATGTATAATCGTCGCATATGATAATATCACCACATAGTTGATTTTTTTCAACATAATTCAATTCATCTGTTAATTCATTATAATAATGCGCACCATCTAAAAATGCAAAATGGATTCTGCCAATGTTTAATGTTTTTAATATTTGTTTAGAATCACCTGTTATAAAATTTATATAATTATCTCTTAATTCACTCCATTTTTGTAATAAATTATAACGACTTTCTTTGACATCATTTGGCGCATCAATACTATTCCATTGAATCTTATCAGTATGTCCCACCCAATCAATAGTATGTATTTTACCCTTGACATTGTTTTGTTTTAATACGTTTGCCATAACAATATCTGCAAATCCTCTTGCGGTACCAGTTTCTAAAATGGTGAATTGTTCAGCATTTTTATTATTTTGAATATATTGATAAAGTGCAGATGATACAACATATCCGTGCAAGTATAATGGTCTAGTTGGTTTTACACACACTTGTAGATGTAAAGCTATATAATCCATATCTTTTTTATCATATAACCAGCCAAATTTTTCTTTAATCTGAACAAAAAAAGATGAATGGTCCCACTGACTTGCAAATTTGGATAACTTAACATAATCTTCCCTATCATTTTTCCCACTTAACTGAGGTAATTGTAACATTATATAATATACATTTATAGAAGTTATATTATTTAAACGTAAATTAATTCGTTTGAGGACAATAATTATAAAAAATATTGGTCATGTTTTCTGATTGTTTTTTCCAAGTTAAATTTTCACTAAAATAAGTGAAAGCGGTATTTACTATTTTTAATCTCTCTTCTTCGTGTGACAAATAATACAATACTTTTTCATAAAATTCATCAAGAGTTGCAAACATAATACAATTGAAATCTTCTATTAAATAATTTTCAAATACATTTTTTGGCATTCTATTAGTTATTATTAGTGTTCTATTTGTGGCCATGGCTTCAAAATATCTCGTGCTTATTAAATCTGCTGGGCTAGTTGTTGCTAAAAATATTTTAGATGTGGATAATACATTCGCATAATCAATTGGCGATAATGATTGTCCTTGATAATTATTTTCTTGCAATTTTACACTTTTAAAAACTTTATAATTTTTACTTTCTATTCTATTTAATGTATTATATATTTGTCTTCTCCAATCGTTTGTTTGTTCTTTACGAATTACGCCTGAAATAACAAAATCATATAAATAGGGCTTTTTATAATCTTTAAAAAGATTTGTCATGGTAGACCACATTATTCTATGTACTGGAACATTGGTTATTCTAGTCATATTTTCAGTATCATGATGAATGGTCAATACAAATGATGGACGAATATTTTTTATCCAATTTAATTTTTTATTAAGAACATCATATTCTTTATTCAAAATAATACCAATTGGTTTTTGTACATCATTTATCATTGGGACAGGGTCTTTACCTCCAACATCTGTATGTGCAAAACCAAGTAATAATAGGTCATAGTTATTTCCTAATTCACTGATTTTTTTTATGTCAGAATGAATAAAAGTCACATGATGATTTAATTTAATTGCATCTACTATTTCACTATAATAATTACATGGTGCATTTTGAACATATGGTCGTTTATCATGAAATAAAATTTTCATAATTATAATATATATAATCTCAGGTTTTTAAATATTATTTTGAGTTTAGTTTAATTAAATTTTATAAAAATATATATTATAATGCAAAATGTATTAATAACCGGTGGCGGTGGTTTTATAGGTACCAACTTAGTATTACGTTTAACAAAACAAGACAATATTAATATTATTGTTATTGATAATTTATGGCGTGGCACAAAAAAATATATAGAAAATTGTCCCAATGTTACCTTTATAGAAAAAGATTTGACTGATTATAGCGTATGTTTAGAACACATCAAAAATGTTGATATTGTTTACCATTTAGCTGAAATAGTATCTGGTGTAGATTTTGCTTTTAACAATCAATCATTTATTTATAGACAAAATATTATAATCAATTCAAATGTCATAAGTGCTTGTGTAGAAAATAACGTAAAAAAATATATTTATGTTGGAACTGCGTGTAGTTATCCAAAAGAAAACCAGCACAAACAGGGTTTGAATTATTTTAAAGAAGAAGATATACATCCTTTAACTCCAGAGACTAGTTATGGTATGAGTAAATACTTGGGAGAGTACGAAGCAGAATTGATTGCAAAAGAACACAATATTGATATTGGAATTTTACGATTACATAACGTTTATGGGCCATATTGTTCATATGATGACAAAACCTCACAAGTTATACCTTCGCTAATAAAAAAATCATTGGCAACCGAAAAATATCTAGAAGTTTGGGGTTCTGGAAACCAATATAGAGATTTTATTTACGTGGATGATGTAGTTGATGCGTTATTATTAGCATGGGAAAAAGGAATGAACATGGGTGTAATACAAATCGGTACCGGGTGTCCTACCACTATTAAAAAAATATCTGAAATTTTAGTTACGTTAAATCAAGAAAAAGATATTGAACTAAAATATAATTTAAACAAACCCGAAGGCGATTTTGGTAGATTAGCAATTATAGAAAAGGCGAAACAAATATTAAATTGGGAACCGAAAACAACTATTGAGGAGGGTCTTGAAAAGACGTTTAAATTTATGCATGATGAATTATGTATAATGAAATAAATAACAGACCATTGCAAAACAATTAATATTCAATAGTATCTCATAGATATTATAATAAGTTAAATAATGGTATTTTAAATATAGACTTGTTATAATATGAACTATAAAGGCTGTATATTTTTAATTAGTGCTAGAAAAAATATATTACACGAATGTTTAATGAATTTGGACAGAAATTATAATAATCAATTTAATTACCCAATACTAATATTTTATCACGGAAAAAAATATGATGATGTAACTTTTAGAAAAACTATAGAAAATATAAATGTAAAAACAAAGGTTAGTTTTCATAAAATAGAAGGAAAAATACCTGAACATCTAAAAGAAAATGATATGTTTTGGAATTTAAACAATGATTATGCTAGAAGTTTTACAAAAGAAAGGTTGGGATATTTACATGCTGTTACTTGGAAAATAAATAGTATGGAAAATGAATATTTGAAGTATTATGATTATTATATGATGATTGACGATGATTCATGGTTTAAAAATAAAATGAATTTTGACATGTTTGAAGAATTAGATAAAAGAAATAAATTATGCGGAACCGCATATACATGGAGCTATGTTCACGATAGGGTATTAAATACCAGATTTTTATTTTACAAGTGGATAAAGGATTATGTCAATAAATATAATGTTGATATTAAAAATCATAATTTGAAACTATTTTTAGAAGAAGGAGAAAAAGATACTATTTGTGGAATAAAATACAATAAAAATTTTCATAGTATGAAATATTTATCAGGTAATTGCAATATTTATAACAGAAAAATGTTTGAATCAGATGAATGGAAACAATATTTAAATGAATTTAATGCACTTGCCGGAGGATATAGATACAGATGGGGAGATTGCGAGTTGATATCAATGTTTTATTATTTGCACGTTGGTGATGAATTTGCAGATTTGGATTTAATCAATAAAGATTTATACCATAATCAAATGCCTAATTTTGGAGGAATGATTAAAGATAAAGATATGTAACACACAAATATAATTTATACAAGTAATAATTATAGCGTCGGGCTATAATTATTAGTATTAAATTTTACGCGCTTGGTCATTTTGGAATATGTCGTAAAATAGAGTTATCCGTCAAATTTGTTATATTTTTACCTCTATCAGATTTGTTTAAAAAATAATAATGATTAAAAAACACATATTTAGGGTTTACATTATACATGGGTTTTCCATCACTTATCATATGAACACAAAAAATCTTAACATTCTTTGGTAAAACAAAGTTTTTCTCTTGTCCGATTTGTCTTACCTTATCACAATTAAATATATTCAGAAATTTATTGCCATCAGTTCGTAAATTATGTGGATTGTAGAAAAATTTGTTTAAGATTCTAAAACTACCAATTTGATTGACATCTATTTTTTCTTTTATTATTAATTCTTCAAAAAAATTATGTATGTTATTACTTTCCTGCATATTTATATATTCATCAATATCAAACATCCCAATATATTTACTATCTTTAAAAGCATATACAGAGTGGTTCTGTTGTGTTGTTTGACCACTAATACCACCGATTGGTTCGCGATATGGATATGGCCATTTTATTAAAACGACAATATCTTTTTTTATATAATCCTCTAATAAGTTAGGCAAATTACTTGTTTTTTCAACTGATTGCGTTGATTTTTTGTCAGGTGTTTCTGAATTATCATAAATTATGAATCTAGTTATTCCAAGGTTCAAATGAAAATCAATCCATTGTTTTACATAATTATCCTCGTTTTTGACTATAGTTGAAAATATAATCTCATCTTTAAAACTAGGATATGTATTAACATATGCTTCTACAATGTCGTTATTTATAGATATTTTTATATTTTTAGCATATTCAATTTTTAAACTATAGATATCAGTATGCTTATCAGGACATTTATATAAATTAAACTTCAAGGTTTCATCCGGCGTGATATAATTAATAATATATGAATTAGGCTTGAATGGTGTGATAATAATTAATTCACCATTATCATTATAAAGAATGTCATATATATCATATTTTTTGATATAATTAGGCTCTAAATGATTCACCATAATAAACCTAATGTATATAATATTATTCGTATGATAACGAATAAAAAGAATATTATATATGGTAAAAATATGTCTATTTTTTAATTAATGTTAAAGACGGAAATGTTCCAAATACATTTATATCATTGTTATGCATTATGAATAATCTAATACTTTATTATGTTTAATTTATTTTTTCCCAAATAATAAAACTTTCCCTCCACCAGAAATAAAAAGATTTTTTGGTTTTACTAAGTGTTAAAAATTTATTCGTTAAATTCATATTCGGTTTTAAATTATGACTAAGCATTAATTTCTCATAATCAGGTCTTGATAATGGATTTAAATGTTGATGTAGCGGATCACATTGAGGCTCAAGATCACCACCATGAGACGACCATGTAAAAATAATATACTTTTTACTTAATTTTTTACAATTATCTATTAATATATCTGCATATTTTTTATCTATATGTTCTCCTACTTCAGAACAATTAACAATATCATATTGTTTAACGTCATCAGATAATTCATCTCTAATGTCATATACTATAATATCATCTTTCACTTTACAAAATTCCGATTTAACATGATAATCAAAATATTCATACCCTTTTATTTCCATGTTATGATTTTCTTTTAAGTAATAAAGTAAATGTCCAGTCGCGCAACCAACGTCACAAACTGATTTGATATCTTTTAAATCAAATGTATTTACCAAACATTCATAATAATCTTTATATGGTGATAAATCACATCTAATTTAATTTTCGGCAGGATATCGTGTATCAATATTTACTTTCTCCATTATATTAACTAATAAAATATTGTTTTTATATTAATTAATATTTAAATACTTTATGATTTAAATAATATTTAAAGTATATATTAGTATTTAAAGATATAAAAATGCTAATGTATAAATGAATAAAAACTTAATTTTTTGTTCTGCATCA